ATGACCGGCAAAGTCCGCACCCGCATCGCTCCGTCTCCCACCGGCTTCCTGCACCTGGGCACCGCGCGCACCGCGCTCTATTCGTGGGCCTATGCGCGCCACCATGGCGGCGAGTTCGTGCTGCGCATCGAGGACACCGACGTCGCGCGCTCCACGCAGGATTCGACCGACCAGATCCTCGCGTCGATGCACTGGCTCGGCCTCGACTACGACGAGGGCCCGATCTACCAGATGCAGCGCCTCGAGCGCTACCGCGCCGTGATCGCGCAGATGCTCGAAGCCGGCACGGCCTACCACTGCTACGCCACGCCCGCCGAGCTCGACGAGATGCGCGAGGCGCAGAAGGCGCGCGGCGAGAAGACCCTGTACGACCGCCGCTGGCGCCCCGAGCCCGGCAAGGTGCTGCCGCCCGTGCCCGAGGGCGTGCCGCCGGTGGTGCGCTTCTGCAATCCGCCCGAAGGCGACGTGACCTGGAACGACCTCGTCAAGGGCGAGATCACCATCAACAACCGCGAGATCGACGACCTGATCATCCTCCGGCCCGACGGTGTGCCCACCTACAACTTCGCCGTGGTGGTCGACGACTGGGACATGAACATCACGCACGTGTTCCGCGGCGACGAGCACATCAACAACACGCCGTGGCAGATCAACATCTTCCACGCGCTCGGCGCACCGCTGCCGCAGTTCGGCCACGTGCCCGTGATCCTCGGCGACGACGGCCAGAAGCTCTCGAAGCGCCGCGGCGCCGTGAGCGTGACCGCTTACGAGGACAACGGCTACCTGCCCGAGGCGATGCTCAACTACCTCGCGCGCCTCGGCTGGAGCCACGGCGACGACGAGCTGTTCACGCGCGAACAGATGGTGAGCTGGTTCGACGGCTCGCACCTGTCGAAGAGCCCGGCGCAATGGGACGCGGCCAAGCTCGCATGGGTCAACGCGCAGTACATCAAGGCCAAGAGCGACGACGCGCTCGCGCCGCTCGTGGCCGCGCAGCTCAAGAAGCGCGGCATCGAGGCCGACGATCGGCTCGTCGCCATCTGCGCGCTGTTCAAGGACCGCTGCGAGACCACCGTCGCGCTGGCCGACTGGGCCGCGGCTTTCTATGCCGACGTCCACGCGAGCGAAGCGGACCGCGCGCAACACATCACCGATGCGGTGAAGCCTGCGGTGGCCACACTTGCGGATAAACTCTCCACCCTTCCGACGTGGGACAAGGCGACGATCGCCGCGGCCATCAAGGAAACCTTGGCTGCGCATTCGCTCAAGATGCCTGCTCTGGCGATGCCGGTGCGTGTTCTCGTGATGGGGACGCCACAGACGCCATCGCTCGATGCGGTCCTCGCGATTTTTTCTAAAGAAAAAATCATCGAGCGTTTGAAAGTGGCCTAAAAATCGGTCTATAATTTGAGGCTCGACACCGACACAAGGTGATTCTGAAAAGAAGCACTGGAATGTCAAAGAGGGGGTATAGCTCAGCTGGGAGAGCGCTTGCATGGCATGCAAGAGGTCATCGGTTCGATCCCGTTTACCTCCACCATCAAAAGTGTCGAGAAGAGAAGAAGTGCTGATCGCAGCACGGTTCCTAAGGTTTTGACCCTATCGTCTAGAGGCCTAGGACACCACCCTTTCACGGTGGCTACCGGGGTTCGAATCCCCGTAGGGTCGCCAGTTTCATGCAAGTGAAGCAGGCACGAGTCGTCAACACTCGACTCCGCAAGGAGTGAACGTTGTCTACCAGGAGTGGTAGTTCAGTTGGTTAGAATACCGGCCTGTCACGCCGGGGGTCGCGGGTTCGAGTCCCGTCCACTCCGCCATATAAAACAACGGGTTACGTGAGAAATCACGTAGCCCGTTTGTCTTTTTGGAATTCGTTTCGAGGCACTTTGGAATATGAGCTACCCCGCTGGGGTCGCTTTCTTGAGCTGCCGACGGTCGTAGACCCGAGCGATCATCTTCCCGTCGGTGTGCAGCGTGGCCTCCTGCGTGTCCGTGTGGCCAGCCTCGAGCTTGTCGCTCACCCCCTTCGGCCGGCAATCCTGCAGCGAGAAGTGCTCGAACTCGAGATCCAGCGCACGCGCGTGCTCCTCGGCCGTGGCCATGAGCGTGCCCAGTAGCTTTCCCCAACCCGACTTCGTGTAGCGCTGGCCCTGCAGGTTGCCGAACAGCAGGAACGAGCCGGCCAGCTTGTTGCGCTTGATCGCGCGGGCCTCCTCGACGGTTTCCTTCAGCTCGGGGGACCACTCGATCAGGATCCTCGGCTTCGTCGGATCCTTGGAGTCGGTCCAGAGGATGCCGTCGTCCGTGATCGCGTCGATGGTGACCTTGCGGACTTCGAACGACCGACGCACGCAGAGCCATGCGGTTTTCAGTGCCAGGGCGATGATGTGATACGGGCCGCCGAGCTCCCGGCCGGTGGCTACGACGATTTCGAGCTCGTCGTGGGTGACATAGCGCTTCGCTTCCTTCACCCGCTTGTTCTTGGTGAGCTTGTCGAAAGGGTTCGTCTCGATCATGCCCTTGCGGATGGCGTACTCGAGGATGAGGCGCGCGAGCGCGATTTCCTTGTTCGATTTCTCGGGCCGGCCGGCTTCTTGATGGGCCTCGAGGTACTGGTAGCCCATCGATCGGGTGATCTCGCCGACCTCGAGGTGCCCGAAGGACTTGAGCAGCATGTCGGCTTCGCGGCGGTTCTCGGTGCGCGTCGATTCCGCGCGCTTCTCCGCGGACGTGTCGGGCAGTCCCTCTTGCCATGCGAACCAGGCATTCACTAAGCCGCTGAAGCCGCCTTCGGGCACGTCGTCCATGATGCGCGCCGAGTCCTCGATGGCTTGGCGGCGGAGCTTGCGCACCTGGTTGGCATCGTCGACCTGGCACCGCAGCTTGAACGCCCAGCGGCCGGACTTCATCTTGTAGCCGATGCTGTAGACCTTCTTGCCGTACCTCTCATAGACCCGGAACGGCAGGCCGTCCGGGGTGGCTCGTGGGCGAATCATTGTGCGAGTTTCAGGTGGGAAAGGTTGATCGATTTCTTGACGCCGCCGGTCGGCGAGGTGGATTCGCCGCGGGTCACGGACTCGTAGTGGCTGCGCTCGAGCACGACGCCCTTGCGGCCCATGAATGCGCGGTAGAAGCCGCGCCTGTGCAGTACCGCGAGCTGCATGGTGGATACCTTGTAGCCAGTGATCGCCTGCAGCTCGTCTTCAGTCAGGACGATGGACATCTGTGCTCCTTTCCTTGGTGCAATACTCAGAAAAATGGCAAAACCCACCCGCACGGCGCGACAGCTGCGCCAGATCCTGATCGAGCGCATAGAGGCGCTGCCTGGGTTCGATGGCTTGGAAACGGACGTGCACCTGGGTGGCGTTCGCTGGTGCGACGGCGGCCCGGGTGGGCCAACCTGGACCGTCCCAGTCTTGAGGGATCGCGACCAACACAGCACCAGCGTGGCGCGCGTGATCCGCCAGGCCCAGGAAGAATTCGACCTCGAAGAGGACTGACGTCATTCGCTCCTCACGAGTGGCAGGGTGTAGGCGCCGACCCAGCGCGCCGACATGCCGCCGGCGCGCTGGCCCAGGCTCTTGACCGCGACGCTGATGCAGCGCTCGGGGTCGGCGAAGTGCATCCACGCCACCGGCGGCCGCTGGTGGTTCCGGTTCACGAACCGCTGTGCGACGGTGGTCGGCTGCTCGTCGTTCACCTCGCGCGGCGACAGGCGCAGTTCGGGGTCGTCGCCGTGTTCGACGGCGTCGGGCACGCGCCGGTAGACGGCGATGCGGGTGCCCTCGGGCAGCAGCTGGATGGCCGGGTTGTGGGGGTTGAAGACGGTCACGTCCGCCGGCAGCCGCGGCGTGAACATGATCCGCGCGTCCAGCCACTCGCCCAGCTCGGACCATGTGATGCGGCCGCGCTCGTATTCCTGCATCTTCATGCGGAGTTCGTAGTTCACGGCGCCTTATCCTTTCCCTGCGATGCGTGGACTGCATTCGCCTGTACAGACTCACACGCAAAGGTCGGGCAACGGGGCTGCGGTTTCCGGCGTTCGTTCATACTGGCGCTCCCCAAACTGAGAACCAGGAGACAACGATGGTCACCGGAGCTGTCATCAAGTCGCTGGATGAGATCCGCACGCTCGTGATCGACGAGCTTCGCAAGCACCCGGAGTTCGACGACGTCACGCCACAGCACCCTTACTGGCACAAGCCCGACAGAGAGGGCTGCAACTGGGATCTTTCGATTTGGAACGGTCCCGCCGAACTGGCACAGCGCGCCCATGTGGCGATTGCTCCAGCGGTTCAGGAACTGCGTCGCAGGTATAGGGCACCCTCCCCGTAGCGTCACGCGGGCACCTCGTCCCAGGTGCGGCCGTCCAGCAGGCGGCCGGCGGCCTTCTTGCCGACGCGATTGCGCGATTGGTTGAGCGCGATCATTTCGTCGCGCATGGCTCGCATGTGAACGAGAGGGTCGTAGTCTGGCGCGAACCAGGGGAACGGATCCTCGGCGCGTGCCTCGCGCACATACTCGTGCAACGCAAGCGCGAGTTCGGCGTGCTCTTTCTTGATCAGCAGGTAGGGGTAGATCGCGTCGATGACCATCGCTGCGACCTTGCCCACACGCGACCATTGAAACTGCGCGCGGTGGTTCGGATTCGCCGGTTCGTAGCGCGACACGACGCCGCCCCAGAGGGAAGCGGCCAGGTCGTGCGGCTCGCGTCGAGTGCCTGCGATGCCGACCTGGGCGCCGAAGTACTCTTTGCCGGCCCGCACCGAGCGCGTGATGCTGATGTAGCCGTCGCCATCGATCATTCCGGCGAGGTAGGCCAACGTCGTGGCCGGGATCTCGATCTTGGTGTTCTCGCTCATGTCGTCTCGCTCGTCGGTGCCCGCGCCCTGCGGCGCGGGCGGGCTAAAGGGGGCGATCAGTTGAGGGAGCCGACCAGGATGGGCAGCTCCGTCTTCTCGGCGATGGTGGTGCGGAGGTCGTCGACTGCGGCCTCGATGACCTTGTGCGGGCGCAGCAGCTCGTACCAGATGGTCAGCTTGCCGCCGTCGGCGATGCGGTAGCGCAGCTGGGCCTCTAGCTTCCACAGCTCGCCGTTCTCGAATACGGGGATCGCGAGCACGAACACCTCGGGCACCTGCAGCTGCCCCTTCTGCGCCGAGCCCTGCACGTCTTCTTCGTAGGTGAACTGGGTGGAACCGTCCGAGAGGCGCAAGCTCGACGCGAAGTTCACCTTCTTCTTCGCCTCGAGGGTGCGGGCCACCTCGAGCACCACGGCACCGACGGGCTCGGCGATGTGCGGCAGATTGGTCTCGATGAACTGCGCGAAGTCGGCTTGAGTCTGGTGGCGGCCGCTCGCGCCAACCCACGTCTTCCACTCGGGAGACAGTGGCGCGTTGTAGACGGCCCGGTGATCGCGCCAGCCCGCGCGCCAGCCGCCCCCGGCCACGCCGGCGTGGTCATTGAACACGGCGGTGAAGGTCGGCGGGTTGATGGTCGAGTAGAGGCGCGTGGTGTCGCCCTTCTGGTCGTTGACGACTGCGATGAAGCTGACCGCGTCGTTCAACGTCGTGTTGCCCTTCTTGCGCAAGGGCGAAGCCAGGATCGACTCGAGGCTCTCGGTGCGGTAGCCCTCGGGCAGCACGACGAAGGGGAGGTTGCCCGGGGTCGCCTTGGCGAGGTCCAGGATCTGGACGCCAGCCAGGCCGGCGCCGGCGTTGATTGCGGCCTGCACGTTGCAGGCGGTGTTGTCGTTGCTCATTGAGTACTCGTTGAAAAAGTTGTGATGGAGGAGCGGGTGGAAGGGCGGTCTCAGGACACAGCGCGGACTTGGCCGCGGGCCTCTTCCGCCACGGTGCGCACGCCGTCGAGCGAGCGCTGGCGCGGGTCTTCGCGCTGCAGGTTGTTGTCGGGGGTGGCGAACATCAGCGTCTTGCCGCGAACGGGCTTCGGCTTCTTCACCTTGAGGGCGCTGTCGAGCTCGACCTGGCCGGCCGTACCGATGGGCTTGATCTTGATCGTCAGCGAGATCTCGCCGGTCTTGCCGGTCTCCGTGCAGGCATGCACGATCTCGTTGAGTTCGTGCGTCGCCTCGTCGTCGATGGCGCCGTAGTCGAGCGACTGGAGGAACTCCGAGAAGCTCTGCCGCTTGGCCTGCGGCGTTGGGGACTTCAATACGTCAGGCATGGTCACCTTTCTGGTGGTTGAGGGGAGTAAAAAGCGGGCGCCGCTCGCGCGGGTTGGTCGGCAATGGAGGAGGGAGGGAGGAGGGAAAGACTCCGACCAACGGGTCGCCCGGAACTGGTCAGCGCGCGCCGGCCGGGGCCGTCACGAACTTCTTGAAGGGTTGGGGCCGGATGTGCTGCTCGAAGTACTTGCCGATGGACTCGGCCGCCAGCAAAGCTGCGTGGGTCGCGGCGGTGATGTCGGGGTACTGGTAGACCGTGCCGGCGCCGCGCGTGAAGGTCACGGCCAGCGTCTTCGTGATCGGGTCATAGCCCACGGCCGCCACCTGAGCGGACTTCACGGGCATGAGGGGAATGTCGAGGCGCTCGGCCTCGTTGTGGAAGGACATGGGCATCGTTGACTCTTGCTGCTGGAGGATCAGGCGGCGAGGCGCTGCGCGTGCGCGGCCTTGGCCTGCATGGCGTTGCGTGCGACGGCGTCGCAGATGAGCGCGAACTGGTGCTCGTGGTAGAGCGTGGCGGCCCCTTCGCGCGTGGCGGGCTCGATGCCCCAGTCGCGCAGGCGCTGCGCCGTGAGTGGGTGGCCCAGGCGTTCCGAAATCTCGCCGATGCGCAGCGTAGGCTTGGCGCCGACGCTCGGTTCATTGGCCGCTGCGGCGCCGGTATCGATCGCCGCCGGCGGCGCGGAGGCGGGCGCGGGCGCCGCGGGCGAGGTGCTGCGGCCGCCACCGTAGGCCGACGTCGCGGGGCGGTGCGATGCGACGTGCGCCTCCGCGGCGCGCGCTGCGGGCGGCGCCTCAGCAACGGGCGCCGCAGCTGGCTCTGCCGGCGCCGGTGCTGGTGCTGCCTGCTGGCTCCGCATCGCGGCGAGCTCGGCCTGCAGGCGCTCGTTCTCGATGCGCAGCGCCTCGGCCGCGGCCGCTTGGCGCACGTCGGCGATCATCTTCTCGAGCGCGCGGATGGTGGCGTCCTTCTGCGCCGAGGCCCGGACCGCGAAGTCCTCGAAGACCGCCGCGCTCACATCGATCTCGCGCACGTAGGCCAGGCCCGCTTCGATGCGCTCGACCGGCAGGCCGTCGGCCATTGCGACGTAGCTCTCGATCTTGGCGATCGCATCCAGGTGCTTCTGCCGGCGCTCGGCCTCGATGCGATCGCGCTCCGCCTTCTCGGCGGCCAGCTTGTTCTCGTGCACCGTGATCTGCTCGTCGACAGCAGTCTCGACGGGCCGCACGATCTCGATCAGGCGCGCGGCCTCGGCGTCGACGACCTTCTTGCAGTCGTTGAGTTGGTCCTTGGTCTTGTCGCGCAGGCGCTGCAGCGCGAAGCGGCCCGATTCGCGCAGCTCCAGGCGCACGTCCTTGGCGGCCTTGAAGCCTTTCGGCGTGCTCATGTCGAAGGCGACGTTGCGGTAGCGCTCCGCGAGGGTGTTGACCTCGGCTTCCAGCGGAGCGAAGAGCGCGAGAGCCGCCGCAGCGATGGTGGTCGGCTTGGCGGCGACTTCGCCGCCGGTCGGGGTGGTGGAAAGATCGGACATGGGGCCTCTCAGAACGGGTTGTCGACAACGGCATGGCCGGCGCGCGCGGGCACGGTCGGCTCGGGGAACAGGGAAGCGGGGGGCGCGGCCACGGGGGCCGGCGAGGGCGAGGGCGGGGGCGAGGTCGCGGGCGTGCGCGCTGCGTGTGGCTGCTGCGCTTGGTCTGCCGGCGGCACCTTTGGAGCGCCGGACATCTTGGCGGGCGCGCGCAGCACCTCGAGGGAGCTTTCGACCAGCCGCCAGAAGCTGATGAGGTCCGACTCGAGGGCTTCGATCGCGTCGTCGTTGCGATAGATGCGCTTCACGAACAGGTCCTTGCCGACCGGCTCGAGCCACGGGCAGTAGACGACGAGGTCGCACCACTTCCGGCCCGTGATCCAGAGGCCGCCGTTGATCTGGTCGAGGTACTCGATGTGCGCGGTTTCCGGGCTGGCCCAGACCTTGCCCAGCTTGTCGCACGACAGCGGGCACTTGATCTCAACCATGCCGTCGTCGTCGATCAAGCCGTCCGACGAGTAGCCGAAGCGCTCGTCGTCGGTCAGGATCAAGCTGACCTCTTCGACCAGCGCTCCGGTGCGCGTCTCGTAGACCATGCGCGCGCGCGGCTCGAGTTCGCGGCCGCGTCGCATCGCGTAGGTGACGAAGGTGTCGTCGAGCGGCTCGCGGCTGATCGTCTCGAAAGCAATCAGCCATGCGTACTTCACGGCGTCGGCACCTGGTGCCTCGGTGGACTCACCGGCGAGCGCCTTCGCGATGCCGCCGGCCGTGGGCTTCTGCTTGAAGCCGGCATGCGCCCGAGCGAGCGCTTCATCCTGGCCCGCCAGCACGGCGTCGACGTACAGTCGCTGCTGATCGGTCAGGCCGCCGACCTTCTGCCGGGCCTCGGTGAAGCGGGACGCGGTGGCCACGCCGCAGCGCGCGCGCAGCCAGTCTTCGCTGCCCTGGGGATGGTTCAGGACGATCATGCAGCGCGCCTCCCGCGGAGGGCGTTGCGGTGCGCGATGACAGCGTCCTTGAACTTGGCGTACAGGTCGTTGCGCTGCGTCTCGCGCAGCGCGCGGGAGCCCTCTTGCCACAGCGCCGCGGCCTGGTCGTCGCGAACGGTGCGCAGCAGGCGGTCGATCAGCGCGGCCAGCACCTGCTCTGCCGCGACGTCGGCGTCGGTCGACTTCTTGCCTGCCGCGTTGCCGTCGTCGTCGTCCTCGCCGATCGCCACGTTGAAGATGAGCTTCAGCATGTAGCGCTGGGCATAGGTCATCGCCGAGCCGCGGGCGTGCGTCTTCGTCATCACGTCGCCGCCCTTGGCGCCCTTGCCGTCGGTGGGCATGTCGCTTTTGTAGGTGCGCATGTGGCCCGCGGCGTGCGACACGTAGCAGAGAACGCGGATGTGGTCCTCCTTGGGGCTGACGTCGGTGTCGTAGCTGAGGGCGAAGCCGTTCTTCGTGTAGATGGGGCGCAGCGCGCGGTCCAGCTGCGTGAAGGTGGCGTAGGTGCTGCGCGTCTGCTGGTTGACCGCGTCGGCCGAGATGGGACCCATCGCCGCCTGAGACTTCGTCATCGCGACGTTGAACTTCTGCTCGGCCGCGTGGGCGCGCATGCGCTCGTGCATCGCCAGCAGCCGCTCCATCTTGTCGACGTCGACGTTCGGGTCGTTCGCCGCGGCCGTGATGGCGTGCATGACCGTCGCGATCTCGTTGCGTGCGGGAAGCGGCTGTGCTGCCGCCACCCGAGCAGGCTCGAGCACTTCGGTTTCCGCGTGGGCGAGTGCGATGCTCACTTCGCGAAGCCCAGGAGAGCGCCCCACTGGGCGAGCGGCTCGCTGCCCGAGAACGCGAGCAGCGCGCCGAAGGCGATCAACAGCACGATCCCGGCGCAGATGAACAGGTCGTGCGCGAGGGTGGAGGGGAACCACAGGCCGGGCATGTCGACGTGGTCGTCGTTGGCGGCGGCCGGGAAGTGGTCGGGTGGAACGGTCTGGCCGGCGCTGGCGCGCGGCGGGTGCACGAGGCGGACGCTCACGATGCGATCCTTTCGAAGATGAGGAGGGCGATGACGAACACACCGGCGGCCGCAGAGGCGGCGATCACCACCTTCTCTGCGAACTGCTGGCGGGCGGGGATCTCGACGAAGAGGCGCGCAGTGCTGGAGCGCTGGCCGGGCCCGAAGGCGTCCTCGAGCGAGCGCGGCATGCGGCCGGCGCGGTGGTCGTCCGCGTTCACGGTGCCGACCAGCGTGGGCTGGTCAGCGGGCGCGGGCACGAGGGGGAAGCGGTAAGCGTTGTGCATCAGGCCTCCCGTGCGCGCAGCATGGCGTCGGCGAGCTCGTATGCCTTCTCCGCGAGCGCGTCTTCGGAGGGGAGAGCCCAGGTGTCGGGATGTGCGCACAGGCCTTGCAGTGCCGCCGACGCGAACTTGTCGCGTTCGTCGGAGCCGCGGCGCAGCGCGAGCAGGAAGCCAACGTTGGTGGTGACGGTCTGGTCGGGCGCGCACTCGCGCTCGGCGCGGCGCAGGTCCGCGTAGCTGAGAATGGAGCGCGTGCTCATTTCGCGCGCCCTTCCGCCGGCACGGGCCCGAGGTGATCGACCGGCCAGCCCACGGGGAGACGCAGCAGGACGATGCTGCTGCTCCCGGAGGACTCCGCCTGCACGAAGAAGTCCGACAGGCCGAAGCGGCTGACGTATCGCGCCACGTCGTGCAGGTTTCCGCTCATGGTCATCGAGACCAGCTCGGTCTTCGGCGTGTGCTGCGTGGCGCTCATGCGGTACCTCGCACCTGAACGAGATCGCCGAAGTCATCGACCACGGCATTGCAGTCGTTGGTCCAACCCGTGATGCCGACACGCCAGAGGCCGGGCAGGCAGTCGTAGGCATGCCGCGTGAACTGGATGCCACTTGCGCCTGCACCCACGTAGCCGCAAAGGCCGTGATTGCCAGCGGTCCACCAAATGTGTGCGGCGCTCACGACGGCTGACCTTCTGTGGTGGGCTGGGCCTGCATTTCGCGCTCGAGCAGCCTCTGGTGCTGCTCGTTCAGCGCGGCCAGCAGCTTGGCGCGCGCCTTCGGCTTGCTGTACAGCGCGCCGAAGGCGAGTTCGATGCCTTCGGAGGCGCTGCCCTTGTAGTCCAGTACAAGCGTGGAGGTGCGGAGCTTCATGGTCAGCGGCGCGGGGAGGGGGCGGGGCGTGCTCATGCCGGGACCTCCGCAGTGATCAGGATCGTGTTCACCAGCGTGCCCGATGCCTTGAACGCGCCTTCGGGCAGCGGCTCGACGGTGCCGCCCAGCGAACTGATCAGGTCGTTGAACTCGGTGGTGCGGCGATCGGTGCGGAAGGTCGACCCGCTCGACATGATCGAGACCAGCCGGCCGCCGGGCTTCAAGAACTTCAGCGCGTGCGTGACGTGCTTGATGTCCGCCTGCTTCGCGAAGGGCGGGTTCATCACGACGCGGTCGTAGATGGGGGCCGGCGCCGCCGCGAGGAAGTCCGCTTCCTCCACCTCGAAGCCCTGCGCGGTCAGCTCGCGAGCGTTCTCCGGGAGGACTTCGACGCAGTGCACGCTGGCGCCAGCGGCACAGACCAGACGCGCGAGAGCGCCGTGCCCGGCCGAAGGCTCCAGCACCACCATGTCCGGCCGCACGCCTGCAGCATCCAGCGCCATGCGGCCGATTTCGATCGGGGTTTCGAAGAAGCCGAATTCCTGCTGCCGGGTCTTCTTCGTGAGCACTTCGCCGGTCAGCAGGATCTGCTCGAGGGCGTCGTCAGCATCGCAGCCGAACAGGTGGGCCTTGGCCTTGCGGTCCCAGCGGCCGCCAGCGGCCTCGAGGACGCCGTTTACCACGGCGTAGGTCTTGCGGTCGAGCTGCCCGGCGATGCGCAGCGCGTTGCCGCTGGTGTCGGCGCGCTCGATGACCGCGAGCACGGCGGGGTCGATGCGGCGGCTCATGCTGCGCACCATCCGAACGAAGCCATGGCGCGCGCGGTGCGTGCCTCGGCGTACTGGCGCCGCAGCGCGGCGATCTGGCGCTGGATGTCCAGCAGCTGGGCCTGCAGCTTCGCCTTCATGCCGCACCTCGCTGGTGGGCCAGGTCCATGCGCAGCGCGGCGTCGGCCTGCAGCTGCGGCAGGATGCCGGCGTCTTTCGCTGCGGCATAGCCGCGGTCAAACGCCTGCAGTTGCTCTTCGCTGAACTCGATGGGGGCCGGCGCTGCCGGCTTGGGGTGGGCTACCCGCCCGGGGTTGTTGTGCATTTGCGCTCCTCGCGGGCCATTCGGTGGCCGCGGCGCAAATCTTAGGTGTGCCGAATATTATCGTCAATAGGTGCGCCTAATATTTTCATGGCACACCTAACGGGACTGGTGCGGGCGAAAAAAGGCCCGCGCTGGGCGGGCTCCGTTTATTGAGGGAGTGGGTTACCTTGCCCAGCGTTCGAAATCCCCGTGTAGTCGAGCACATGACCGCGCGATCTGTTCGTAGCTGGTGTCCTCTACCCGGTCCCTGCGTTCGAACGCGAGCGGGCTGTCGCGGAGCTGGTCGAAAGCATAGTGCGCGGCAAAGATGGGATGGGTAATGTTCCCTCGAGAGCGGTCTTGAATCTCGGCGAGCGACATGCGAAGAACCTGACGTCCGACGCCATTCCGCGTGAAGTCGTCGCAGTGCTCCAGCATCTCGAGCACCTTTTTCGAAGGAATCTTCGTGCCCTGCGTTTCGACGCATTTCGCTCCTAGGCTGCAGGCGACGCTGAACGCGGCAGCGTGTTGAGGGAGCACCAGCGAGTACAGCAGGGACAGCGCCGCTGCGAGCTGGAACCTGCGCGCCTGGCTCATCAGTACTGCTCGCTTTTCCAGACGGTGAGGATCTTGCCAATGATCCGGAGGTGGGGGTTTTTCGGCGACAGGTCGTAGGGCGGGAAGTCCTCGTTCTTCGAGATCACCCGGAGCCTGAAGCCCGGCCCGTCGAACTCGGGCACGCGCTGCAGAATCTTGATGTAGCCCTCGTCCCCAACCCGAAAGAAGTAGACCCCTTCGTGGTCAACCCGGTTGACGCCGACGTCCATCAGCAGCGGGTCGCCCGGGTTGAACATGCCCTTCATTGAGGGGCCGAAGCCGGTCACGATGCAGAGGTTCGCGAGGCTGGTGTACGAGCGGACATTGAGCTGCAACCACTCGCGATCAACCCTCCAGCTCTTGATGATTCCCGGAGGCTCTGCCTCGAGCAGTAGCTTTCCCCGACTGTCCATTCCCCCAATGACGTCGTACTGGAAGATGATGATTTCGCCGTCCTCGGCGTGAGGAGCGGGAGCGCTGGGCGTTGGCGCGTCCGAAGGTTCCTCCATGTCTGGCCCGGCGCCCTCGACGGGCACAACTCGCGATGGGGGCCACATTGGGCCCTGCCCATCGGAAAGCCAAAGGGTGTTGCACCCATAGAGCTGTGCGGCCTTCGCGGCCGTGACCGCTTTCATCGCCTTCGTCTCGCCGCTGAACCAGGCGTTCACGGAAGGCGGCTTGGCGCCCGTCGCACGCGCGAGGTCGGCTTGCGAAATGTCGGGCCTCTCGGCCGCCAGCTTGGCGAATCGCTGCTGAAGGGTACTCATTAGGCAATCCTAATAATCTTTTTATTAGGTGTGCCTTGTGCTTTATCTTAGGCGCACCTTAGAATCGCCCGCATGATCACCGTACAAGACCTGGGCGGTCCCACAGCCGTAGCTCGCATGGTTCACCTCTCCGTGCCCACAGTGCACGGCTGGAAGGCGATTCCCGAGCACCACTGCCCGACGATTGAACGCGCCATGAACGGGCGCTTCGTGTGCGAACAGATGCGTCCCGACGCACCTTGGCTGCGTGTCCCCGACAAGTCCTGGCCGCACCCGAAGGGGCGGCCGGTGCTCGACGTCGCCTCCATCGCGAAGGAGACCGCGTGATGCAGGTCAAGCCTCTCGCCTCACTGAGCCACACCGAGGTCTCCGAACTCGCCCAGCACGCGGCCGAGCGGGGCGAAGAGCTCGCCTTGGCCAACCCATTTCCGGCTGATCCCGACTGCTGGCGCCACGTCGTCTTCCGCGACGTCTTCGCCGCACGCGCCGCTGACCTCCAGCCGATCGGCTGACCACCTCACCCCAACCATCAACTCGAGATGTCCACCATCGACCAAGACCAAGAGCCGGCCTTCGCCCGCGGCATCGCCGGGCCGCTCGGCAAGTTGACCGAAGACCTGAAGACCAAGGTTGACGAGGCGACTGACAAGGTATTCCGGCAGCACTGCGCTCTTAGCGGTACGGACGCCAGCACCCTGTTGCGCGACTTCGTCTACCTGACCTGCTACGGCAAGACCTGGCGTGCGATGGCGGCGGAGAAGCTGTTGCATGAGGAGGAGCGTATCGGCGCGCTGCGCAAACTGGCAGGGCCTTTTGAGGGCCCGGAATTCGCGGAGCGGGGAGGGCGCGCAGCGTGACTGCAGCCGACAACGACGACCTGTTCCGCCGGGTGAACCCGCTCGAACTTGCGCGCCAGCACGCCGGCATCTTCACGCCCGAGTTCCTGCTCTACCTGCCCTGCAACCTGCACGTCTACGAAGCCTTCTGCCGCGAGACCAACCGCGTGATCGCGAAGGGCTACGGCCACTACAGCGCGCGCACGATCATCGAGGTGCTGCGCCACCACTCCGCGCTGCATGAGGCCTCGGGCCGTTGGAAGCTCAACGACTGGCACACGCCGTATCTGGCGCGCCTGTTCGGCCTCGAGCACCCTGAACACGCCGATCTCTTTGAGTTCCGCAACGCCAAGGCCCCCGGCCGGCACCGTGCCGCGGCCGCCAACGATCCCCACGCGGAGGTCGCATGAAGGAAGCACTATGGCGCTTTGTCGCCTTCATCGTCTCGCGCCGCCCGGTCGCCGACTACCTGATCCGCCGCGCGCAGCGCACACCGTACACGCCGATCTCCGGCCGCAACAGCGATGACCTCTACATGGACCGCTGGTGGCTGTTCAACGCCTACGGCAAGAACGAGGAGGGCGGCCGGGTGCAGGCGCGCTGGGCCTGGCTGCCGAGCATCCGCGTGCACCACATCGCGCGCCCGGATGACGACGACCACGAGCACAACCACCCGTGGCTGGCGCGCTCGATCATCTTGCGTGGCGGCTACCTCGAGGAGCGTCGCGAGGAATACCGCGGCGCGCGGCTGCGCGTGCGCGGCTTCACGCAGGCGATCGCCCCCAGCGTTTGCCATCGCATCACCGAGGTGTCGGAGCACGGGGCCTACACGCTGTTCTTCACCTGGGGCGACTCGCAGGGCTGGGGGTTCAAGGTCGACGGCCGTATCGTGCCGTGGCGCGAGTACCTGGGGGTGGATGCGTGATCCATTACCACGGACTTCCCATCACACCGGACACAGCGGCGGTGGCGGCCGTTGCTTGCGGGCATGCCTTCGTCAGTTTCGCGCACCCCGGGCAACTGGGTGTCGCGGCGCAGGTGTGCCAGTCGCTGGCGATCGACAACGGCGCCTTCACCGCGTGGAAGCAGGGCCGGCCCGTGCAGGACTGGAGCACCTACTACGCCTGGGCAGAGCAGTGCAAGCTGATTCCGCACTGCGATTTCGCGGTCATCCCGGACGTGATCGACGGTGACGAGGCGGCGAACGACGCGCTGCTTTCCGAATGGCCACTGCCCCGTTGGTTTGGCGCACCGGTCTGGCATATGCACGAGAGCCTGGGCCGGCTCGAGCGGCTTGCCGCGGGATGGCCACGGGTCTGCATCGGCAGCTCCGGCGAATTCGCTACGGTTGGCACGGCCGCCTGGTGGGGGCAGATGGCGCGTGCTCTGCGCGTGGTCTGCGACGACGAGGGGCGCCCGCTGTGCAAATTGCACGGGCTGCGCATGCTGAACCCGGAGGTCTTCACGCGCTTGCCGTTCGCAAGCGCCGACAGCACCAACATCGGCCAGAACATCGGCAAAGACGTGAAATGGCGCGGCACCTACCCGCCGCCCACAAAAGAGGCCCGTGCGCAGGTCATGCGTGCGCGGATCGAGTCCCAGAACGCACCGGCTCGCTGGACCTTCATGGTTCCTGACGAGCCGCCGCCGTCGCAAGGAGTACTGCTTTGAACGTCTATCGCTACACCTTTGCTGCGGTCTGCCCCAACAACGGCGAGTCGATCATCTACAGGCTGGAGATCGAGACCCGGAAGCGAATCTTCGTCGAGCACATCAAGACGGCGTGCGCTCTTCACAAGAAAGGCTTCCAGGAGGACATCGCCGCCAACTTGCACGAGCGCTTCGGCGGCGTGCTGACGCTTCAGGCGAGCCACCACGGCGTGGACATCGAAACCGTTCTGGTTCAGGAGGGCGCGACCTGATGCGCGACCCCTTCAAGCTGACCGGCCCCACCTGCCTGAGCTTCAGCGGCGGGCGCACCAGCGCCTACATGCTGTGGCGCGTGCTGCAGGCGAACACGCGCGAGGACATCGCGCGCTGGCTGGTCGTGTGCTTTGCGAATACTGGCCTCGAGGCCGAAGAGACGTTGCAGTTCGTGGCCCGGTGCTCCTACGAGTGGGACGTGCGCATCGTGTGGCTGGAGTACCTGGGCGAGGACGACCGCATGTTCCGGTCGTACACCGATCCGAGATGGGCGGCGCGGGAGGGCGAGCCCTTCACGGCCTTGATTCTCCGCCGGAAGTTCTTGCCGAACCCCGTCAGCCGGTTCTGCACCAGCGAACTGAAGATCCGCACCATGCACCGATACCTGCGCGCGTTCTATGCGTGGCCAGAGTGGGACCAGCTCATTGGCATCCGGGCCGACGAGCAGCGGCGCGTCGCCAAGATTCGCGCGCGCGGCACCAGCACCGAGACCAAGGACGAGACGATGTGCATGCCCCTTGCCGACGCCGGCGTGAGCGTGCAAGAGGTGGGAGCGTTCTGGAAGTCGCAACCCTTCGACCTCGAACTCGTGACGCACAACGGGCGCACGCTTGAGGGCAACTGCATCTACTGCTTCAACAAGCCGCCGGCGCAGCGCCTGTCCATTGCTCGCGCGGGCCGCTATTCCATCACCTGGTGGGTGCGCGCCGAGGACGGCTCCCTGATCCCTGGAGCCACTGGCCGAGGTGCCCGCTTCACCAAGGACGGCCCGAGCTACGCAGAGATCGCGCAGTACGCGGCCGATCAGGTGGACATGTTCGAGGACGACCAGGAAGCCCTGGCGTGCTTCTGCGGGGACTGACGTGACGAGACCTGTTCCATACCCCGCAGACACGCGCGCGAAGGGCTGGCGCTTCGAGCTGGACCACGAGCGCATCGAGCAATCAGACACCTGGGCGCTCGCGCCGGCGGACGTGCGCCCGTGGCTGCTGATGCTCTGGGTCACAGCCTGGCGCCAGGAACCCTGCGGCTCGCTGCCGAGCGAAGACGAGCTGATCGCCGTTCGCATCGGCATGCCCATGAAGACTTTCGTGAAGGTGCGGGCCAGGCTGATGCGCGGCTGGTGGGCTGCCGAGGACGGCCGCCTCTATCACGACACAGTCACGAAGCGAGTTCTCGAGATGCTGGCGGCGCGCGAAACGGAGCGCCTGCGGAAGCGCGAGTACCGCCAGCGGAAGGACGCGGAAAGGGCGGGGATGTCCCATGGGACAGACGTCGGACGCCAAGAGGACGACACCCGGATCGACGCCGGGAGAGACGACACCGGAACCGGAACCGGAACCAGTACCGGATTGGAAGAAAGAAACCCCCCGCCCGGATCTACGGCCGCGTCGGTGGGGGTTGGCGGGCAAAGCCCGACGAAAGCGGGAGAGGTCTGCCGCGCCATCAAGGCGAAGAAGGTGGCGGACGTCAGCCCGTCGAACCCGGAGCTGCTCGCGCTGATCGCCAAGGGCGTGCCGGTCGAGACCTTCGAGGCCGCGGCCGAGATCTGCGCCAAGAGCACGCCGCCGAAGGGCTTCAACTACCTGCTGGGCATCGTGCGCCGGCAGCTCGGCGAAGCCGCGGCGATCGCCGCCGGCGTCGGCATGCCCCAGAAGCCCTGGGACGACTCGCGCACCACCATCGAAGCGAAGGGCGAGGAGCTCGGCCTGGGCCGTTGGGACGAGCATGACCTGAGCGCCACTCGCGAGACCTTCGCGCAGTACACGGCCCGCGTCCGCCGCGTGGTCGAGCAACGTCAAGGAGAACCAGCATGAATCTGCGCTACGTGGCCTCGGTCGCGCTCGGCGCCCAGCGCCGCCTGCACGCCATCGCCTGGTCGGAGACCCGCCTGCAGGAGGCCGGCCAGCTCAACGCCGAAGCGGCTGCGGGCATCGCGGCCTACCGCGCGGTCGAGCGCTGCAGCCTGGCTGGCTGCGCTGCCCACTTCGCATCCCTCGCGCCGGCGAACGACGGCGCCTTCACCCCTGCACCGGAGCCCGAACTGGCATGACGACGCGCGGTCCCCTTTTCCAATTCGACGCCGACGAGGTGTTCGCGCGCATCCGGGCGAAACCGGTCCGCTGGGATGATCTGGCCGGCTCGCGCGATGCCGTCGTTCGGCGCCGCCTGCGGCCGATCATCGAAGGCCTGCTCGCCAGCGGCGCTGTGAAGAAGGTCCAGTTCGGCGGCCACAAGCTACTGGCTGCGGCCGCCTGGCAGCCGACGAAGGCACAGCAGCTGCAGGACATCTACGAACGCTGCCGCCCGATGAACGGGTGCCTCTGCTGGTCGGGCTACGTCGACCCGCAGCGCGGCCCCATCGTGCACGTCGTGTGGGGCAGCGGCGAGCGGTCTGCGCGCCGACAGGTGTGGGGCCTGCATCTGCGGAAGATGGACTTCCGGCACACGATCACCATGACGTGCGAGAACCCGGACGATTGCATCCGTTTCGAGCACATGAAGCGGGTTGGCCGCGGGCACAAGCAGGAGGGGAAGCCCAAGACGCTGGCGCACCGCCGGGCGATCGCGCTGGCGAAGCGCAAGGACTCGAAGCTGGACGAGGTCAAGGTCCTGGAGATTCTGTCCAACTCCAAGAGCCATCGGCAGATGGCGCGTGAGATGGACGTGAGCGCGTCGACGGTGCAGGCCGTGCGCAATCGCGACCGCTGGCGCAACTACAAGGCCACGCCGTTCTCCGGCCTCGACGCCGCCAACGATTCGGAAAGGCGTCGCGCATGAGCTGCCCGAACTGCGACAAGGCCGCGGCGCTAGCCGACTGGCCGGGCTACACCGCAAACTGCCGCGAGTGCCTGGCCCGAGGCATCGCCAACGGCCCCGAGTACTGGCGCTCGCGCAAGGACGGCACGCTGCGCGAGGAGTACAAGACCGCGCTGCGCTCGATCTGGGGCGAGGACTGGCAGGGCGGCCACGCGGCGGTGAAGGCCGCAGCCGTGCGCCTCGAGCAGCTGCGCACGTCGTCGCAAGGAGCGCTCCTGTGAAGGTCCACGTTCTCGGCATCGACCCGGGCGCCAGCACCGGCCTGGCCGCCTTCAGTTGTGGCGCGCTCGAGTTCCTGAAGACGATCGAGCCGCACACCATCGAGCACCAGCTGCGCCACTACATGCCGGCGCGCGTCATCTTCGAGGACAGCCGGCTGGAGAAGCGCACCTGGAACGCCCGCGAGAAGCACAACTACGGCGCGGCGCTGGCCACCGCACGCTCGCTGGGACAGGTGGATGCCTGGTGCAGCCTGATCACAGCCATCTGCGCCGACCTCGGCATCCCCGCGCACGGCATCAGCCCGGCCGCCAAGGGCGCCAAGCTCAACGCGGCCAACTTTGCGATCGTGACCGGCTGGTCGGACCGGAGCAACCAGCACGAGCGCGATGCCGCCATGGTGGCGTGGACCTTCAGAAGGACCGGTACCCGATGAGCGATCTCGCCCTACACGTCATCTGGCCGGACCAAGAGCGCGCGCGCGCCAGCTTCCTCGAGCGCGTCGCGCCGTGGTGCAAGGAGCAGTGGGCTGCGGGCCGCCGGCTCGAGCTGGAGATCCGGCTGCACGAGGATGCGAAGACCGATCGCCAGCGGAAGTACTACCACGGCGTGGTGCTCAAGACCATCGCCGCGCAGGCCCGGCCGCAGGGCGCTCAGTTTCCGCTGAAGGTCTGGAAGGAGCACTTCCGCGCCGAGTACCTGGGCCACAAGACGGTCACCACCCGCAACCCGCTCACCGGCAAGAAGGTGCGCCGGCGCGAGCGCGTCAGCACAGAGGACCTAGGCGTGAAGGGCTACAGCCAGCTGATCGACCGCGTGAGCGCCTTCGCGGCCACCGAGCTGGGCGTGACCTTCCCGGCCAGCTTCGAGCAGTGGGAGCGGATGCAGGTCGACCCGGACACGGGCGAGATCATCGGGATGGGCCCGACGTGAAGCGCAGCACGCCGCTCAAGCGCACGCCCTTCAAGCGCCGGCTGCCTGCGCTGATCGGCTTCGACCTGGCGCGCGAGCCGAGCGTGACCGTGCTCGTGCGCGTCGATCCCGTCCCCGGGCGAATCGTGCGCATGGCGGCGATCAACGACGCGGACTTCAAGGGGCCACGGCTGAAGACGAAGAAGCTGAAGAACCGCGCGCTGCTGGACATGGCGCGCGGCCAGCGCTGCCTGCTGCTGGTGCCCGGGATCTGCCGCGGCGGCACCGACACGACCGTGGCGTGCCACAGCAACCAGTCCGTGCACGGCAAGGCCGGCGCGCGCAAGGCCGACGACCAGTGGCATGTGCACGGTTGCGACGCCTGCCACCGCTGGCTCGACCAGGGCCCGGCGCCGGCGGCCGAGAAGACCGAGCGCTTCGGCGCCGCCCACCTCCGGATGGTGGCCATCTGGCAGGACATCGTGACGGGCAAGGTGCCGGCCACGCCGCGCGAGCGGAAAGCCGCCCAGTGGGCGCTCGACAGAATTTGAACGAGGAGAACAACCGATGCCCGAAGACCGCAAATCAAGCACCACCATCGTGCTCGAGGCCGTGCAGGACCTGCACGCCAAGGAGCAAATCGTCACCCGAGAGACGCTGGCCGAGCTCACCGGCCTGACGCTCAGCATCATCGACGACCGCGTCGGCACGCTGGTCGACCGCGGCGACATCCTGCGCGTGCAGCGCGGCGTCTACGTGCCGGCCATCCAGCACCCGCCGGCGCGCGCCATGTCGAAGACGCTGCTGGCCGACGGTTGGGTGAAGATCGAGATTGGCGACATGGTGTTCCAGCTCACGCCGCGCGAGGACCGCATGCTGGCGGCGCTGCAGGCCGGCGCGGCCGCACAGGCGATTGCCATCGAGACCGGTCGCAACACCGCCCTGCTGGCGGCCGAGATGGGCGAGGAGATCAAGCGCCTGCGCCGCCGGGTGGCCGCTCTCGAGGCGCCGGTCGACCCGAAGCAGGTGCAGCTGTTCGATACCCCCTGTCGGGCGGGCGTGCCGGCCGCGAACGTTCCACACTTTGACCGCGGTGTAGCGCAGCCAGGTAGCGCAGAGGGCTCATAACCCACAGGTCGCCCGTTCATCGGGCCACCGCAACCAGACACTACTGTGAAGGGCGAGCCGCCAAAAGCTCTTGCGTTGGAGTCTGTCGCGGGGTGAAGACCCGGGGTCAGTACGCCGAGTCGATCAGGCGCACTTTCGCTCAATAGTTGGCTTGATCGAGTTGTGTAAGTGCGCGCCGATATACGCACACGCAACATTTCGCTCAAAATGCTCGGCAGCCAGCTATTTGAAACCTTGGCAAGGGTGAGCCAATGAGCATTCCTGACGACAGAAGGAAAGACGCCTGTGGGGACTTGGTCGATACGCCGCGCTTGTTCCTATTGAGTTTGGCCGCAGGTGCCTTGCCCAAGGAAACTTGGAGCCCTGTCGATTTGAATCACGTGCGGATTCTGACATCCACCGGCCTCATTATTTCTGAGTCCTTTCCTCCGTTCGAGATGCACGGCAGGAACCTGCCGGTGCAAAAAGCCACAGTGTTGGCGATAACGTCGGAAGGCCACGCTGAACTCGAACGCATCAGGGCTGACCTGCGTGAGTCTTGGCGGGTCGGTCGAGAGAAAATGCGTGAACGCCGACAAATCGCTCGAGTAGTTTCCAGCGGCACGGGCGCTATTTTCAGCGTCTCGCGGAACAATCTCGGCTCCGCATCCGAAATCTAGCCTTGCAGCTTTGAGTAACGGCTACCGGAGGTAGTTGGAAAGGATCGTGGCCGCCGCGTGCAGCCGGGCGATCTGAACTTCGGATGCCTCGCACGACACGGCGTCGAAGTGGCAGACAGTGCCGATGGGGACGCCCTTGGCATTGAAGATGGGCGCTCCGCAGTACGCCAGCAACACGCCCTGGTAGGGGTGACCGTTCAGCCGCTGGTCGGTACCAGAGTTGTCCGTCAGGAATGAGCCGTCGCGCAGCACGTACTGACAGAAACTGGAGGCCAGAGGAACCTCGGCGAGGTAGTCGGGCCGAGGCGCGCCATCCTTGTCTAATAGCTCGACGAGAACCATAGAGGTCGGCGTAGCGCGATAGACGCCGGTGAATCGGTGGGGCACCTCCGAGTTCAGCAAGGCCAGCGCCGGGCCCATGCCTTTCTCCGTGCATGTGGTGTCGAACCGCAGCGCGAAATCCATCTGCTCGCCGGCATGTGCGTCCTGAACGTGCATTGCATAAAGGCGCTCTAGCTCCCGCTCCCAGGCAGATCCGGCCTCGATTAGCCGTCGATCCTCTTCGCGAAGATCGTGCGCCTTCAAATCGTGCGTCGCTGTGGGGTATGGGCGAACAGCCACGCCCGCCTTCCGGAGCGCCTGTTCCATCTCGAAATGGGTGAGGGATGCCAAGTTCGCCTCCATGAATCGGACGAGCATTGTCCCCGATCAGGTTGCGCCGTCCCCCTGTAGGGATTCGCCGCATGTGCCGGCAGCCGGAAGATTCAGGCCACGGGCAACCGGACCCCGAACACGGCGCCAGCCCTGGTGCTGGAGTGGGGGGTAAGCCACTCCGGATTTTTCCTCCTGCTCGTCCCAGGGGTTGCAGGGTGGGACGAAACCGCACGGTCCAGCGCGCAGCGCGCGTAGTCGGATGGACCGCTCCCGGCATCGAGCCGGCCAGTTGTCTCCTCGAGCGGCCTCGGTCGCACGTTCGCCCGCCAGGACCACCCTGGCGGGTTTTTTCATTCCTCTGGCGTGGTGCAGATGACGCGCAAGGTATGCAGCCGTTCTGCGGCATTCGTGAAGGCGGCCTCGAGTTCCTCCGGGGTTGGCTTGGGATAGCCAAGAGGTGGGTGCAGCGTCTTGCGAACCCGCTCGCATGCAGCCTCCCAGGCCATTTGAGCCGTCAGGCGCGATTTCAATTCGGGATCAGAGACGAGCATCCCCTAATCTTCAAGAGACATCGGCTGTAGGCGCAAGGGTTTCGCTCCCCGCCGAGACGCTGTCCTACAGTGCTGAACCATAAGTTCTCGTGTGCAACCCTAGGACCTGGTTCTTTCGCCCGAGCTTCGCGTCGATGGGCCCCCCTATAGGGTTCGCCCCCCGGGCCCGCGCGCGGAAGACTCGCCCGCATGGCACCACGCAAGCCGGCCAAGAAGCCGGCGCCCGCACCGAAGAAGACCACCACCAAGCCCGCAGCCCCCAAGAAGGCCGCGGGCTCGCCTGCGCGCAAGAGGGCACCGGCCGCCAAGCCGAAGAAGCCACGCCGACCAGCAACGGATCCGGCCCAGCTCGGCCTTACCGACCTGCAGCAGCGCTTCGTCGACGAGTACCTGGTCGACCTAAACGGCACGCAGGCAGCAGTCCGGGCCGGATACAGCCCCGACAGCGCGCGGCAGATGGCCTCGGAGAACCTGTCAAAACCGTACATCCAGGCCGCGATCGCTGATGCCAGGAAGGCGCAGCAGGAGCGCACGCAGGTCGACGCGGACCGCGTGGTGACCGAGGCGTGGAACATCATGCTGGCCGACCCGCGCGAGCTGGTGCAGGTGAAGGTCGGCTGCTGCCGGCACTGCTGGGGCGAGGGCTTCAAGTGGCAGCGCACCATCGGCGAGTTCAATCACGACCGCGAGCAGCACGCCGTGAAGGGCGGCGGCCCGGCCGACTTCGACGAGAAGGGCGGCATCGGCTTCGACCCGCTCAAGCCGCCGCACCCGGCCTGCCCGGACTGCGGCGGCGATGGCCACGCGCGCACCGTGCTGGCCGACACACGCCGCCTGTCGCCGCGGGCGCTCGCTCTCTACGCCGGCGCCAAGATGACCAAGTACGGCATCGAGATCTCGATGCACGACAAGGGCGCGGCCATGGAGAAGCTGTTCAAGCACCTGGGCCTCTACGAGAAGGACAACCAGCAGAAGACCGACCCTCTGGCGGCCCTGCTGCACAGCATCGCGAATGGCAATGGCAACGGGTTCCGGCCCGTGGCCAACGACCCGGAGGCGCCCGAGGCTCCCAGCGGCACGAATAGCCTCCTGCCGCGCCAGGACGTGGACGATGGCGCTCCAGGCTAAGGCTGCGGCGCGCCCCGCCGACCCGGGCACGCTTGACGAGGACGACACCGCGCTTGAGGTCGAGCCTGGTCGCGACCTCGACGCGCAGCTCGGGCACCGCTGGGACAACCGGCGCCGGCCGAAGCGCGGGCCGCACATCGCCAAGCACGCCGACTTCCTGCCCACGGACGCGGCGGAACTCGAGCGCTGCTTGCGCGACCCGCAGTGGCGCCTGTTCAGCGGCTGCCTCTACCAGATCATCGTCAAGGGCGAGCCGATCAGGAACGAGGAGGGCGAGGTCATCGACGAGGGCGATTCCTTCGTCATGCCGTTCAAGCCGAACCGCGCGCAGAAGCGCTTCATCACCAGGCTCTGGCACCGCAACGTCATCCTGAAGGCTCGGCAGCTCGGCTTCACCACGCTGGTCGCCATCCTCTGGCTCGACCACGCGCTGTTCAACGGGAACCAGCGCTGCGGCATGATCGCGCAGGACCGCGAGACGGCCGAGGCCATCTTCCGCGACAAGGTCGTCTTCGCATACGACCACCTGCCCGAGGAGATCCGTCAGCGCTTTCCGCTCGCGCGCGCCAGCACGAAGGAACTGCTGTTCGGCCACAACAACAGCAGCATCCGCGTGGCCACCAGCGTGCGCGGCGGCACCATCCACAGGCTGCACGTCTCCGAGTTCGGGAAGATCTGCGCCAAGTTTCCCGCGAAGGCCAACGAAGTCGTCACGGGCTCGTTCCAGGCCGTGCCGCTGTCCGGCATCCTGGTCATCGAGAGCACGGCCGAAGGCACCGAGGGCGAGTTCTACGACATCTGCCAGCGCGCCCAGGCGCTGGTGGCCGGCGCGCGCAAGCTGACGCCCAGCCAGTACCGCTTCCACTTCTACGCCTGGTGGCAGGACCCGACCTACTCGATCGACCCGGCCGGCGTGTCCATCACGCCCGAGCAGCACGACTACTTCGACGAGCTCGAGTCGAAGATCGACGCCAAGATCGACCTGGGCCAGCGCGCCTGGTACGTCGAGAAGCTGCGCAATGACTTCTCGGGCAAAGAGGAGCGCATGTGGCAAGAGTACCCCTCGACCCCCGAGGAGGCATTCCAGCAGTCCACGGCCGGCCACTACTACGCGAAGGACATGGTGTTGCTGCGCAAGCGAGGCGGCATCTGCCAGGTGCCGGTGCTCGACCTGCCCGTGTTCACGTTCTGGGACATCGGCAACAAAGACGGCACGGCCATCTGGTTCATGCAGATCCTGCGCAGCGAGGACCGGTTCATCGGCTACTACGAGGAGCACGGCGAGGACCTGCGCCACTACGCGCGGCACCTCCAGGACCGCGGCTACCTCTACGGCGGCCACTTCCTGCCGCACGACGCGAACCACAAGCGCCTCGGCGACTACAACAGGAGCACGAAGGAGCAGCTCGAGCAGCTGCTGCCTGGCCAGGCCTTCTTCATCGTGCCGTGCGTCACCGATCTGATGGCCGGCATCTACGCCGTGCGTAAGCACATCAAGGGCGCCTTCTTCGACCTCGACGCCACGAAGCAAGGTGTCGAGCGCATCCAGGGCTACCGCAAGAAATTCAGCCAGTCGGAGAGCCGCTATCTCGACCAGCCCGACAAGAGCAACGGCTGCACCGAGGGTGCCGACGCGCTGCGCCAGTGGGCCCAGGCCAAGGAGCTGGGCCTGCTGTCCAACCTCACCGACAACACCGCCTACGTCGAGGCCCCGGCCTCCGACTGGCGCGTGTAGGAGCACCACCATGACCATGAGCAACAGCACCACCACCCTGAGCATCGAGGAGGAGATCGACGCCGACGGCGCGCTGACCCTCGAGGAATACCGCCAGTTCATCTATGAGATCGAGCAGCAGCCGCCGTGGCGCTCCGTGGCCGACAAGGAACTCGACTACGCCGACGGCAACCAGCTGGACACCGAGCTGCTGCGCGCGCAGAAGGAGCTGGGCATCCCGCCAGCGAAGGAGGACCTCATTGGGCCGGCGCTGCTGGCCATCCAGGGCTACGAGGCGACGGTGCGCACGGACTGGCGCGTGACGCCGAATGGCCAGCCGGAAGGCCAGGACGTCGCCGAGGCGCTCAACTTCCGGCTCAACGAGGCCGAGCGCCATTCCAAGGCCGACCAGGCGTGCTCGAAGGCCTTCCGACCGCAGGCGGCCGTGGGCCTCGGCTGGGTGGAGGTCTCGCGCGAGTCGGACCCCTTCAAGTACCAGTACCGCTGCAGCGCCGTGCACCGCAACGAGATCCACTGGGACTTCTACGCCAAGGAGGACGACTTGAGCGACGCGCGCTACCTGCGCCGCGAGCGCTGGCTGCCGCCGAGCCGCGTCGCCAAGGTGTTCCCGAAGCACAAGGACCTGATCATCGAGTGCGGCCGCCACGGGCAGAACTGGTGGGTGAATCTCTCGCCCGAGTCGCTGGACGGCGGCGGCTCTACCGGGCTGACCACGGGCGCCTGGGACGCGGCGCGTGGCTGGACCGTGGCCGAGCACAACTGGTACGACCCGGTCAGCAAGGACATGTGCGTGTCCGAGGTCTGGTACCGCCGCTGGGCCGAGGCCGTGGTGCTGCGCTCGCCTGATGGCCGCGTGGTCGAGTACGACCGGGAGAACGCGGTCCACAACTACTCGCTGGCCCGCGGCCTCGTGCGCCCGCAGCACACCGTCATCGCGCGCGTGCGCCGCAGCTTCTGGCTCGGGCCGCACCGCCTACACGACGGGCCCAGCCCGTACACGCACCGGCATTTTCCCTACGTGCCGTTCTGGGGCTACCGGGAGGACGGCACGCGCGTGCCCTACGGCCTGGTGCGCGGCATGATCTTCCAGCAGGACCGGCTGAACAGCGGCACGGCCACGATGACATGGGGCATGAGCGCCTACCGGGTGGAGCGCACGAAAGGCGCCGTCGACATGACCGACGAGCAACTGCGCCGCCAGGTCGGGCGCCGCAATGCCGACATCGTGCTCAACGCCGCGGCAATGGCGCAGCAGGGCGCGCGGTTCGAGGTGAAGCGCGACGTGCAGCTCACCGACCAGCAGTTGCAGATGCTCAACGACGCGCGCATGGCGCTCGAGCGCGTCGCGCCGGCGGCGGCCGGTGCGTTCTCGGGCCGCCGCGGCACGGCCACCAGCGGCGTGCAGGAGGAGACGCAGGTCGAGCAGGCGAACCAGGGCCTGGCGCACCTGATGGACAACTTCAAGGCCGCGCGCACCCAGGTGGGCGAGCTGCTGTTGGCCATGATCGTCGAGGACATGGGCAAGGAGCCGCACACCATCGTCATCGAAGGCGACGCCATCACGCCCGACCGCACAGTCCTCCTCAACAAGCCCGAGATCGACCCGAAGACCGGCGTGGCCTACCTGAGCAACGACCTGCAGCGCACGCGGCTGAAGGTCGGGCTCGAGGACGTGCCGAGCAGCCCCACCTACCGCGGGCAGCAGCTCAACGTCATGGGCGAGGCGGTCAAGAGCCTGCCTGCGCAGTACCAGGCGGCGGCCATGCCGTTCCTCGCGAGCCTCATGGACGTGCCGTTCAAGCGCGACCTGGTGCAGGCGCTGCGCGCCGCTGGTCAGCAGGCCTCGCCCGAGGAGATCGAGAAGCAGGTGCAGGAGCGCGTGGCGCAGGAGGTCAAGATGGCCGGCCACGACCTGAAGGCCCGCGAACTCGACATGAAGGAGCGGCTGACCGACGCGCAGATCAAGCAGCTGATGGCCCAGGCCGTGCAGACCGGCGTGCAGGCGGCCTTCGCAGCGATGCAGGGTGGCGCGCAGGTGGCGCAGATGCCGATGATCGCGCCGATCGCCGACGCGATCATGCAGGGCGCGGGCTACACGCGGCCCAGCCCGGGCGGCGACGACCCGAACTTCCCGACGCCGGCGCAGACCGCGGCGATGAACATCAAGGACCCGTACATCCAAGGGCAGGGTGGCGCGGTGGTGCCGCCGGCGGCTCAGGAAGAAGCGGCTGCCGCACCGCCAGTGCGCGAGAACAGCAGCCCGACGTTCCCGCCGCGGCCGCGCGCCGGCGGCGAGGGCATGGACGGTATCGAGACCGCGCGCACGTCAGACAACGTACCGGTGTAGATCAGAAACTTCCGAAGATCGGACGTTTTACCTTCGGCGATCCTGGTACGCCGTCATTGGAGACGGCCGGGGCTGGCGTGCCGTCGATGTTGCGAGAAAGGTCGAAGACCAATTTCATTTTTTCATGATCTGGGTCAGCCATCGTTTGAAGCGTGCTCGCAATCCATTTCGCAAAGTCGAGGTATATCTCGTGTGGGCTTGCTGAGTTGAAATCCATTGGGCCCTGCGTACTCGGGCTACTGCGAAAAGTCCGGTACTTTTCGAACTTGAGCATCGGCTGAATATCCGCCTTCTCGATCCCACGATTGATCTGATGAGCCAACCCATTGCGGATCGTGCCTAGCGCCCTGAAGCTCGGCATGGCTTCCATCAGGAGCTGATTCGACGCAGGCACGAACTTGAGCTTCCCATCGTACTTCGGCCGAACGACATCGAAATCAACAGTCGGATGAGTTTTCCGCAAATATTCATCCAAAAAGTGCTCGACTACGAGGTGAGCATGAAGGACCTCACCCACCTCCCGAGAGTCTCGCTGCCAGACTGCCGTAAATGCCTGCAACCGACCGTTTAGATAGCTTTCAAATCCTTCGGCGCTTCCGAAGAACGCATTCATTCGGCGACTGACCTCTTCGAGGTTGCCGGCCCATGGAGTAGAAATCGGATCGTCGTATGGCATCAACCAATTATTCCACCGACCCCTTGTAGGGATGGTGCTGTCGCGTCCCTGCATCGACATTGGCGTTCGTCAACGGGTAGCGGCCAAGACAACCAACCCAGAGCCCTGTTCTCTGGCATCCCACCTCCGTGAGGAGGAAGGCCGCTACCGGGGATGCCAGACCACAGGGCTTTTCCATTTCAGGAGCCCTATGAACACCCCTCAACCCCAGATCACCCCAACCGTCGGCCGCGTGCTCTGGTTCTATCCCTGTGCGAACGGCGCCGAGGCTGGCTTCGCGCGCCATGCCGCCGGCGCCGATCAGCCCTACGCCGCGATCGTCACGCATGTGTGGAGCGACGTGCTGGTCAATCTGACCGTGTTCGATGCCAACGGTGCACCGCACGGTCGCACCAGCGTTGACCTCTTGCCGGAACCCGATCCCGCTCGTGTCGACTTCGGGTGGTTCTGCACCTGGATGCCGTTCCAGAAGGGCCAGGCCGCGCGGCAGGATGCAACCGCGGCGCCCATTGCACGCACGCACCGCCAGGACCTCGAACTGTCGGCCTCGCATTCGCTGGCGGCTCGAGTCGCGGAGTTGGGGCACGGTGGCGCGCGTGTCGGCACGCAGGTGCGCGAAGCGATCGATGCGCTGATCGGGACCAGGTCGGCCGCAGCGCCTAAGGTCGTCAGCATTCCGGTGCGCGACGATCACCAGGACGAAGGTCCGGGCAAGGCCGAAGAAGCGGTCGACGCGGTGTTTGCTGCGCGCGGGCAGCGCTCGGTCCTGGACTTCGGCGCGGCGCTGCGGGCCCTGAAGCATGGCGAGCGCGTCGCGCGCCTCGGCTGGAACGGCAAGGACATGTGGCTCGCCCTGAGCTGCGACGGCTCGCGCGAGGTGCCGGCCGCGGGCTTTTGGGCGTCGGCGAACCGGAAGTGGGCCGAGCAGCAGCCGAACGGCACAGCCATGGTGCTGCCGTCCATCACGATGAAGACCGCCAACGGCGAGATCCTCATGGGCTGGCTCGCCTCGCAAACCGACATGCTGGCGGAGGACTGGGTGGTGGTTGCCTAAGGCAGGAGTGCCCAGAAACCCTTAACGGCGTGCTCTGTAACCTGCTGTAGCATTCTCGTATTACATCGAGCGAGGCGGGCAAGCATGGCAGGAGAGCGTGTTCTTCGGGTTGAGGACGAGCAACAGGCGGCGCGGTACTTGGAATCCGCCTTAAAGGGCCAATTTGATGACAAGAACGTGGTCATCGAATTCGCCGGCTGGCCAGTCCTGTCGATCCGGTCTAAGGGCGAGGGGTACGACAGCACGATCACCCCCGACATGGCAGAAGCGCTGGTTCAGATCCAGCATGCTCTCAACCGATCCTATGCCCGCTATGTGCACAACAGCACGAACGCGCGTGTGCTGACAGCAGATGAGAAGCAGGACATTCAGTTCAAGGCCAAGGTCAAGCGGGGCAGCTCGCTGATCGAAGTCAACCTCGGTGAGTATGCCGAGAAGTTATCTACTGCATTGGTGGGAAAAATGACATCGACTGAACTTGTCGTAACCATTATTGGACTTGCGTTCGTTGCGGGGAGTGTCGTCGTCACGAAAGCGTTTCTGAAAAACAAGGCTGAGGAAAAGCTCGCTGACCTTGAGTTTAGAAAGCAAGTTGCATTGACCGAACAAGAAACGAAGCGCCTTCAAGTCGTCACCGAAGCGCTTGCAGGCCGCCCCAAACTCGCTGCCGCACACGAGGATTTTGACGACAGCCGTCGAGAAATTTTGCGCAGTGTTGGCGATGCGAAGACCTTGGAGGTCAATGGGATGGAGATGCCAAACGCCGTGGCACGCAACATCGCAACTGCATCGCGGCAGCGTGCCAAGGATATCCAGCTGAACGGCAACTACAAGATTTTCAAGATCGATTGGCAGCAGGAAAGCGTTGCTCGCTTGTGGGTCGGAGGCGGTGGGCGCAGCGGCGAATTCATCGCAAACCTGAGCACCGAGACCCTACGCGATGAGCACAAGACCATGCTGCAGAACGCGGAGTGGGAGCGCAAGTCGCTTTACATGCAGATCAACGCGACAGAGCTGCGTGGCGAGATCACAACCGCGCAAATCGTGAGCGTGTCCTGGCCACGGGAGCCTAGACAGATTCGGCCCGCGCGTCCCGAGTAGTTGCGGCCGACGATGCCCTTCCAAAGCCGCCCTCGAGGCGGCTTTTTCGTTCCTGCCCCCTGTAGGGTTTCGTCTTTGCCTTTGCTCTTTCGACACTGCCTTTCAAGCACCGCGCGCGAGCGCTGGGGCGAGGTCACGGTGGCAACACCGTGGATTCCAGGCAGATGGCGCGGCCCCTTGAGGGCTCGCACCGGATTGCTGGCCCCTTGCGGCCACGGCGATATGTGGTGGGACAGGCATGACGACATCCAACGACTTTTTCCAGACCAACGACATCAACGGCGCACTGACGCCGCAGCAGGCCGCTGAGCTCCTCGAGATCGCGGCATCGGGCGATACCAGCTTCGGGCTGGATGACGGTGGCGCGCCCACGACCACCACTGCTGCAGCCGCACCCGCTCCCGCATCCGATGCAGCGAGCGGCGCCGACACGAACAGCAGCGCAGCAGCGCCGGCTCCCGCACCCGCGGCAGCCCCGGCCGCTTCGCCCGCGCCGTCCCCCGCAGCAGCACCCGCCGCGGCACCTGCAGCAGCTCCCGCAGCCGAGCCCGATGCGTCCAACGCCGTCGTGCTCGCGAAGGATGGCAAGCACACCATCCCCTACGAGAAGCTGGTGCAGGCCCGCGAGGGCGAGCAGCACTGGAAGGCGCAGGCGGAGACGGCGCAGCGGCAGCTCACCGAGTTGCAAGCCCAAGCGCAGCAGCGCGCCGACGCGGGGCAGGCGCCGACGAAGACGGACAACCAGGTGGCGGCCGCGCAAGCGGCGATCGCCAGCGGGGTGGACCCGGCTCTCTTCGGCGACTTCTCCGAGGAGGCGCTGGCCAAGGGCATCGCGACGCTGGTCGACCAGCGCGTGGAGGAGCGGATCAGCAAGGCGATCGCTCCCCTGCAGCAGCACCAGCAGCGCAGCGCCCAAGACGCCCACCTCGACGCCATCTACAAGGCGCACCCCGACGCGGATTCCGTGGCGGAGAGCGCCGAGCTGAAGGCGTGGATCGCGGGCCAACCCAGCTACCTGCGGCCCACGCTGCAGGACGTGCTGGCGAAGGGCAGCGCGCAGCAGGTGGTCGAGCTGTTCAACGATTTCAAGAAGGCCACCGCCGCACCCGCGGCGGCACCGGCTGCTGGACAGAGCCAAGCCGCGGCAGCCGACAACAAGGCAGCCGCGCAAGCCGCGATCGCCGCGGCGGCGCCGGCCGTGCCGGCCTCCCTCTCGGACATCCCGGGCGGGAAGGCCGACGCGCTGTCGCCGCACGAGCGACTCGCAGCGATGGAGCCCGCAGCGATGGTGGAAGCCATGCACGGCATGACGGCCGAGCAGATCGATGCGTTCCTGAACCGATCTCTGTGAGCCACCAGGCCCACGCAGCACCACAACACAAGGAGGTCTAGATGACCGCAACCAAAACGCAGATGCAGTACGGCGACCCGAAGGCGATGGTCCAGCAAGCCGCTGGCGTCTTCGCGGTGAGCCAGCAGCGCAACACCACCATCAATCGCCTCGTCGGCAAGATGCCGAAGCTCGAGGGCGCGATCGCCACGATCAAGAAGCAGTCCAGCAACCACATGCCCATCGTGCAGGTGCAGGACCTGGGCAAGGGCCGCGGGGACGAGGTGAAGTTCAACCTCATCAACCCGAGCGGTGGCTACCCGATCATGGGCAGCAAGTACGCCAAGGGCAAGGGCGTGGGCGTGAAGCTGTCCGAAGACCGGCTGCGCGTGAACCAGGCGCGCTTCCCGATCGACATGGGCGACGTCATGTCGCAGATCCGCAGCCCGGTGGACCTGCGCCGCGTGGGCCGGCCGCTGGCGCAGCAGAAGGCAAACGACTACCTGGACCAGTCCATCCTGGTTCACATGGGCGGCGCGCGTGGCTTCCACGACAACATCGAATGGCGCGTGCCGGTCGAGACGCACCCCGACTTCGCCGAGATCCTGGTCAACCCCGTGAAGGCGCCAACGAAGAACCGGCACTTCATGGCCAAGGCCGGCGTCATCGACCAGTTCACCGTGAACGCGGGCGAGGTCGACATCGCTTCGACCGACCTGCTGAAGATGGGCACCGTGGACGCCGTGCGCTCCTACGTCGACCAGATCGCGCTGCCCCCGCCTCCGGTGCAGTTCGACGGCGACCAGGCCGCCACCGACAGCCCGATCCGGGTGATGCTGCTGTCGCCGGCGCAGTACAGCGGCTTCGCGACCGACCCGGCCTTCCGCAATTTCCAAGCTGCGGCCGTGGCGCGTGCGCGCCTCATCAAGGATCACCCGCTGTTCCTCGGTGACGCGGGCCTGTGGAACGGCATCCTGCTGGTCAAGATGCCGAAGCCGATCCGCTTCTACGCCAACGACGTGATCCGCTACTGCGCGGCCTACGACTCGGAGACCGAGAGCCAAGCGGTGGTCCCGGCCAGCTTCACCACGAAGTTCGCCATCGACCGCGCCATCCTGCTCGGCGGCCAGGCCCTCGGCCAGGCGTTCGCCGCGTCGGAGCACAGCGGCATGCCGTTCTTCTGGAGCGAAGAAGAGGACGACCACGGCGACAAGCTGGAAATCCTGATCGGCGTCATCCAGGGCCTGTCGAAGATCCGCTTCGCGGTCGACCACGGCGACGAGGTGCAGTTCACCGACCACGGCGTGACGGTGCTCGACACCGTGGTGCCGATCATCAAGCCGCGCGGCTGATGACCCAGGGCCGGGGCAACCCGGCCTCTCTCCCTTCTCATTCCCAAGGAGCCATACATGGCCAACATCAAACTCAAGGGCCTGGGCATCAACCAGTTCGGCGGCATGGCCGCCTACGGCAACGTGACCACGCTGCGCTCGCGGCTCGACACCGGCGCCAACGGCGCGCCGCTGCGCGCCAACTCCGACATCGCGCTCGCGGTCGGCGACAAGGTCTATCTCCAGGTGCTGCCCGCGGGCTTCCGGCTCGAGGATCTGCAGGCAATCGTCTCCACCGCCATGACGGCTGCCGTCACCGGCTCGATCGGCTTCGAGTACGTCGATGGCGTCGACAGCGCGGAGGTGCCGCAGGACCTCGCGTACTTCGGTGCGGGCATCGCGCTCAACGCGGCGGCTCGCCTGCGCACCACGTCGGCGAAGGCGCCGGTGACGCTGGCGAAGGAAGCCTTCCTTGTGCTGACGCTCGCGGGCGCCGCCAACGCCAAGGCCAGCCGCGTGGACTTCATCGTGCACGGCGAGCGCCTCGGCGCGAAGTGACGCGAGCGGGGGAGGGCGATCGCCTTCCTCCTTTTCCCCTTCCTGAAGGAACCCCCATGGCCTCCAAAACCGCCGGCGTGCCCGTGAAGTACATCGGGCGCGAAGACCCGTTCTATGACCGCCTCTACGGCTCGAATCTCTCCTTCGAGCGCGAGCAGGTGCGCGTCATCAGCGACCTCGACCTGGTCGCGAAGTTTCTCCGTCACAGCGACTGCTTCGAGCGCGTGGTCATCGCGCCTGCGGCCCCGGCTCCCGCCCCCGCGCCGGCGCCGGCGCCTGTCGAGCCCGATACGCACGACAGCGAAAGCACCTCTGGAGATGGCGGAGGCGGCGAGGGTTCGGACGGCGGCACCGCCGAAGGCGCCGCATCGGACGGGGCAGGCGGCCAGGCCGATGGCGCGCCATCGGGCGACACCCCGCCCGCGGACGATGGCACGCACGAGCAGGAAGATGACACCGACGCCGTGCTCGCCGAAGCCAAGAAGGTGGAGGAGGCACGCAGGCTGGCCGAGCAGAACCGGCTCGACCTCGTGCAGACCCTCGACTCGATGGACAAGGACCAGCTGCAGGACTGGGGCTTCGACAAGTTCCAGCAGAAGGTGCCGAAGACCCTCTCGGTCGAGAACATGCGCGCTCGCCTCGTCGAGATGATCGACCAGTTCGGGGTGCCATGAACCTCCAGGCGCTGATCGCTGCCTTTCGGGTCGACGCGAAGGATCGCGCCGACCCGCCCCTCTTCGAGGAAGAGGACGTCATCGCGTGGCTGAACGAAGCACAGGACGAGGCAGCGGTGCGCGCGCGGCTGCTGCACGAGAGCGCCAACGCAACGCTGTGCGAGATCGCGGTGCAGGCGGGCGTCACGGTCTACGTGCTGCACCCGAGCCTCTACGAACTCGGCTACCTCGTCTTCGAGCCATCGGACGGCAGCCAGGCGCGACAGGTGACGCTGAAGTCCGCCGGTGAGCTCGATCGCAGCATGCCCGACTGGCGCCGCGAGCGCGGCCTCGTCGACCACGCTGTGCAGGACGACAAGTCGCTGCGGCTCGCGCGCGTGCCGGCGGTCGGGGGCGTGCTGCGGATCGAGGGCTACCGGCTGCCGCTGGTTGCGATGGCGCAGGACACCGACGAGCCCGAAATCCACCGCGCGCACCACCGCCACCTGGTGGACTGGGCGCTGTTCCGCGCCTTCAGCGTGCCGGACGCCGACACCTTCGACCCGGTGCGCGCTGGCAAGGCCGAGGCGGCCTTCACCACCTACTTCGGCCTGCCACCCGACAGCGACCTCCGCCGCACCGCCCGGCACGATCAGGACCACCAGACCGTGGTCTATCCGTTCTGACCATGCGCGACGTCAACTTCACCTCCCTGGCCCGCGGCATCAACAACCGCCGCGAGCCAACGCGGCTGGCCGACGGCGGCGAGGGCGCGACCTTCCTCTACGGCGCCGACAACGTCGACATCGACGCGCAGGGCTACGTGAAGCGCCGGGTCGGCGCGACGCGCGCGCTGGCCGGCGCTTGGCACAGCGTATGGGACAACGACGGCAAGTTCGGCTTCGCCGTCGTCGATGGCGTGCTCACCCAGCTCGAGCCGAACGGGGCAGGGCTGGACCAGGTGGCGGTACGTGCGGGCATGCCGCGGGCCGACGTGTCGTACTCGCCGGGCGCCGACGGCGCGGTCTACTGGACCAACGGCGCCGAGATCCGCCGCGTGCTCGAGCGCGAGGACCGGGCGGTCGCCACGCCGCCGCTGTCGAGCGCGCCAGTGCTGTCGCTGACCGCCGGTGCGCTGCCGGCCGGCCGCTACCTCTACACCTTCACCGTGCAGGGTGAAGACGGCGAGTCGCCGGCCACCGTCGTGCAGCAGGTGGAGGTGCCCGAAGGTGGTGGCCTGGCGCTCAGCGACGTGCTGCTCGACGGCTTGATCGTGAACCTCTACCTGTCGGGGCCGAACGGCGAGCTGCTCGGCCTGGCCCAGACCTCGACGGACGGGCGCTTCAGCGTGCTGGCGCCCCAGGAGACCGGGCGGCGCTGCGCGACGATCGAGACTGCGGTGATGCCCGCGGGCAGCATCGTGCGGCACTTCAACGGCCGCATGGTCGTCGCGGCGGGCCGGATGCTCTACTTCTCGCAGCCCTACCGCTACGGACTCTACGAGCCGGCCGCCGGCTACATCCCGCTGCCGGACAACATCACGGTGGTGGAGCCGTGCGACAGCGGCATCTACATCTGCGCCGACAAGACCTACTGGCTGCCGGACTTCAACGCCTCGCGCCTGTCCGAACTGCTCCCCTACGGCGCGCTGGCCTGCTCGAGCGTGCGCTCGCCGGCCGCGAAGGCCGCCTACTGGCAGTCGCCGCGCGGCCTCGTGATGGCGGACATGGCCGGGGGCGTGCAGAACCTGCAGGAGGCCGCGATCGCTTTCGGCCCGGCGGTGCGCGGCGTCTCGCTGTACCGCGCCTTCGACGGCATGCAGCACGTCATCTCCACGCGCGCCGGGGCCGAGGCCTCGGTAGCGGTCGCGCGCAGCTACATGGACGCCGAGATCGTCCGAAAGGAAACCCAGCCATGAACAACAACGCCGAGCACGGCTTCAGCTTCCATGTCGAGGTCGTGCATCCCGATGGCCGGGTGTCGCAGTGCGAGACCGTGCACAACCTCACCCCCATCGAGGGGCGTAACCACATCGCGTCCGTCGTCTACAAGGCCGGCACCCAGGTGCCCACCTGGTACATCGGGCTGTTCGAGGGCAACTACACGCCGCAGCCCGACGTGAAGGCCAGCAACATCGCGGCCGCGGCGGCTGAATGCATCGCCTACGCCGCGGCGCAGCGCGTGCCGTTCGTGCCGGGCGCCGTGGTCGACGGCTCGGTCGACAACAGCGCCAGCAAGGCCGAGTTCGTGATGACCGCGAACAAGACCATCTACGGCGGCTTCATTGTCTCGGCGTCGCCAAAGGGCGCTACGACCGGCGTGCTCATCAGCGCCATGCGCTTCAGCTCTCCGAAGGTGCTCGGCACCGGCGACAAGCTGAGCGTGGTGGCCGTCAACTCCCTCGTCTCTGCCTGAAGGACCTCCCATGACCCTCAAAGCCTCCACCGGCCTGCGCAATGCCATGTTGAGCATGGGCTCGCTGATCGCCTCGATCCCCAACCCCGTGCTGATCATCTACGCGGGCACCGAACCGGCCAGCGCAGATGCCGCGGCCGCACCGGCCGTGCTTTGCATCGTCAGCGACAACAGCACCGGGGACCCGCTCAACTTCGATGACGCCGCCAACGGTACGCTGCCGAAGGCCGCGGCGCAGGTTTGGAGCGGCGTCAACACCGGCAGCGGCACCGCGTCGCACTTCCGCATCGTTTCGGGCGACGATGACGGCACCGCCAGCACGACGCAGCCGCGTCTGCAGGGCAAGTGCGGCACCGCGGGCGCGGACCTGAACATGTCCAGCGTGAACCTCACGGCGGGCGCGCCCCAGTCGATCAACGCCGCGAACATCACGCTCCCGACGTTCTGAGTCGTGGCCGATCTCTTCCTCGACGAATTCAACGGGCCTCCTGGCACGCTCGTCGGCCACGATGCGGGGAACGACCACGTCTGGGCTGCTCCGTTCGTCTCGGGACAGCGCCTGCTGTTGTCGGGCTTCGGCTCCGTCATCCCGCCATTCAGTGGCGCGGGTGACGCGCAAGTGCCACTCTACGAATTCGGCGGTGCGGACGAGTGCGGTGTCGAGCTGACGTTCGGAGGCCTGCTGACGGACCTTCTGGAAATCGAATACGGCGTGCAGTCCGTGGGCGACCTGACGCCCGGGAATTGGTACATAAACATCTCGAATACGGGCTGTGAGGTGCGTTGGTACACCGAGGGCCCGGTCCAGACGTTCACGTGGCCGGACTCGATCATTAGCGGCTCGACTGTCCGCTTTCACTTTCGTGCGAACGAGAACCCGAGGCTGACCGCCTCTTTCGAGGGCGAGGAGATCTTCTCGTACGGCTCGTCGGACCGGGTCATGGACGGGCACAACTGGCGGATGAATGCGAGCAGCGACAGCAGCCTGAATCTGTCGTCCATGCGAGCGTATACCTCCGAGCCGCCTCCGCCTTCTGACTTCTGGACGGATCTCGTCGGCGCGACCGCGACCATCGGCGACCCGCCCGCGCCCTGACCATGGCCTACGGGAAATTCCGCAACGGCCCGACCTCGCTGGGGCGCCAGGCCGCGAACTGGGTGCAGGACGGACTGCCCACCTTCAGCACACGCCGGCGCGGCGACGTGGTCGTGCGCAAGAGTGGCGACTTCACCAACATCTTCCAGGGCCAGAAGCTCGACGGCTACTACTCGCTTGGGCGCGTGGCCGGCGGAGGCACGCGGATTCGCGGCTCGAGCGACGCGCGCACGTTCTCTGATCGCGGGCCCGCGCCGGAGGCAGGCGGCTTCGTGACGTCGCAGCTCGCCTACTACGGCAGGGGCCAAGGCGGCGTCATCAGCAACACCGACGTCGGCAACTTCCTGGACTTCGACGGCCGGCCCTGCCGGGTCTTCACGACGAACCTGCAGCTGACCCGCACCGGCAGGCAGCTCAAGGACCACTACGCAGTGGACAGCTTCGTGCCGTACCTCGGTGGCTATGCGCTGGTGACCTACACCCGGGGCGGCTACTGGCAGGACGGCGCCGCGCACAAGTTCTACGCCGGCGTGGCCGTGCCGATCCTGCTCGAGGACGGCCAGCACGTGCAGGCCTACGTGACCGACGATGGCGCGAGCCAGGCGTTCGGCGATGTCCTGTACGTCGCGAACCAGCTGGGCTGGTTCCCCGACATCCTGCACCTCGCGCCCGGCGTGCTGCTGAAGATGGACCGCTACTTGCGGCCGGTCTATGCGCCTACGGCCGTGAACCCAGCGGCGTGTCCCGGACTGACCTTCACCTACTCGCTGGACGCGGGTCGCACCTGGTCGCCGTGCTCGTCGACCAACATGTTCGACACCGAGCTGGCGACCATGAGAGGTCTACCGCTGACCGAGACGGCCGCCGGCCGCTTCAACCAGGGTATCTCCGATGCGGAAATCACGTCGGCGCCGCTGAGCCGGCGCTATTCGGTCGTCGTGGCCCGCGTGCCCTACGTCGATGGTTCGAACGCCGTGCGCGTGAAGGTGAAGCTCGGGCTGGTGGATGTGGCTGCGGGCTGCTCGCTGATGGAGACGCAGGTGCTGTACGAAGGCAACGGCGAAGACGCCGGCATCTACGCCGGCCGCGCGCCGCTGGCCGTGCCGGGCGGCGTGCTGATCTTCACGCGCAATATCCCCGCGCCGCTGGAAGGGCGCAAGGCCTGGATGTACCCCGCCCGAGTGCGGTTCACGCCCAACGGCACGGATCTGTTCGAGCGGCCCGCGATGCCGTTCAAGGAGAACTACACCGGCATCGTGAGCGGCCTGTCGACGAAGCTGATGGTGTGCCCCATGTGGGACGGAAAGCACTCGTTGTACCAGAGCGCCGACTACGGCCAGACGTGGTCGCGCCGCGGCACGATCGCGCGCGACGGCCTGCCGCCCGACGATGCGCCGGCGCCTGGCCAGGAGCAGCTCTCCCTCGCGGACTTCACCGTCGTGACCTTCCTGCGCGACAACGACTTGCCGGTCAGCGCCTTTCCCCTGACCCCTTGGCTGACCGACTCGCGCAGGCCCAACCCCCCACCCATCTGACCATGGCGAACACGCTCACCAAGAACACGGTCATCGTCGAGAACGTCAGCTACGAGCATGTCCCGGCGAAGCCCTACCGGCCGCCGCAGCCCGCCCGCACGGTCTTCGAGACCCGGCGCGTCTGCATGTTCCGATACAGCGGGCCGGGCCGCTACTTCTTCACCTATGACCCGTCGACGGGCCAGGTGACCGGCACGTTCGTGCCCGACGGGGTCATCGGCGGGGGTGCGGGCGCCGAGGTGGGGGTCTGGGCCTGCACGGACGAGCTGGTGGCCATCACCTATCCAGCGGTCCCGGCCCAGCCCTTCGAACCCGGCTTCTCCTACGCCGCGGGCTCCACCTTCGAGACCGGCTACAACTTGGGGTGGAACGCTGGCGCGAGGTCCATCGCAGAGTTCAAGGGCGACGGCTTCGTCGAGTTCAAGGTCGGCCAGTCGGTGGTCGGCGTCATCTGCGGGATCAACTTCTACGACGGCGTCGACGCCGGCTACAACGGCAACACCATCGACTTCGGCTTCTACTGCGCCCAGGGCGTGGCCTGGACCATCCGCAACGGCGTGATGGGGGCGGGCGTGGGCAACTACTCGGATGCGACGGTGTTTCGCATCGAGCGTTCGGGAAGCGACGACGAACCAGTCGTCACCTTCTTCAAGGACGGTGAGGAGGTGCTGGTGGTCGACACGGGCGTGCCGACGGCCGCGGGCTGGCTCGAGGCCTCGCTCTACTCGGGCGACGACAAGGTGTTCGATCCGCAGCTGGTGCAGGTCAGCCCGCCGGACCTGACGCCGGGCACCGCGACGCTGGACGCCGAGCTGGAGCCGCTGACGATGTTCGCGGCCACCGGCGCCTATGCGGAGCTGCGCGCGGACCTGCCGGCGCTGCGCTTCGCTGGCGAGGCCGGCCTGATCACTCCCTCCTATGCAGTCGGCAACTTCGCGCTGCCGCCGCTCGCGTTCGGCGGGAGCGTGCTGGTGGGCGAGACCGCCACGCTCGACGCCCAGCTGCCGCGCATGGAGATGCTCGCGGCCGACCATCCATATGGCGAATTGCGCGGTGTGCTCGAGCCGCTGGGCGGCGTGCTGCTGGCCTACGAAGACAACTTCCACGCTTCCATGTCGAGCCTCACCGGTGTGGCCACCGCGCTGCAGGCGGTAAATCTGCTGGTCGTCACCATGCAGGGCGGCGTGATCGTGGCGGCGGGCCTGCTGCCCGAGATCCTGCTGGCGGCCGAGATGATCGAGCAGCTGAGCGTCGGCTCGGCGCTTGTCCTGAGCGCTGTGGTCGAGGCCGCCATGCAGGCCGCGGCGCGCGCCGGCTCGGAGCTGGGCACGCGCGGCGGGCCCGGCGGCCCCGGTGGGCCAGGCAATCCGGGCGCCGGCGGCGACACCCAGGTGTGGGTCGTGAACCTCGACTCGAACGCCAGCACCACCTACTCGAACTACGACTACAACAGCTTCGCGCGCATCGGCGATCGCTTCTACGGGGCCAGCGACTTCGGGCTGTTCGAGCTGATCGGCGAAGACGACGCGGGCGCGCCGATCGAGGCGTCGATCAGCCTCGGGAAGCTGGACTTCGGCACCAAGGCGCTGAAGACGATCAGCGAGGCTTACGTCGGCATGGCCGGCGAAGCTGAGCTCTACGTGAAGGTGATCGCCGAGGGCCGGGAGTTCATCTACAAGGCCCGCGGCTTCGGCCCGGACCTCAAGCAGCGGCGCGTGGAAGTCGGGCGCGGCCTGAGCGCCAGCTACCTCACGGTCGAGCTGTTCAACAAGGACGGCGCCAACTTCGAAATCGACTCGGTGCAATTCCGGGTCGCAGACCTCAAGCGGAAGATTTGAACATGGCAGTCACCCCACCTGGACCGGGCGAGATCGTCCCCATCCCTGATCCCGTCAGCGGCGGAGTCGGCGCGGCCGTCACGGTCGCGCGCACCTTCAACGCGATGTGGAAGAACGCGCAGACGATGTCGTCGGCTGGCGATGCGCGCATCGGCGCGGCGGTGGCGCTGGCCGACCCCGCGCCGCACGTGACGGTGCCGGGCCTGGACACCAGCTACGTCCCGCCGGTGAAGCCGCAGCTGCCCGACGAGGACCCGGCCAACGCCCAGGCGCTCTACGATGCCTCGCGCGACCAGATCCTGGCCATGATCCAGCAGGGCATGGCCGACTTCATCGCCGAGCACTTCCCGCACCCCGAGTTCTACGAGGACGCCATCACTTGGTGCGATCGCGCGGTGCGCGAGGGAGGTACCGGCATCAACCCGGCCGTCGAGCAACAGCTGTTCGAGCGCGACCGCGCGCGCGTCGGCGCGGAGGTGGCGCGCGCGGAGGACGAGGCCATGGCTTCCTGGGCTGACCGCGGCTTTCCGCTGCCGCCGGGCGCCCTGACCAGCCAGGTGAACCAGATCCGGCTGGACGGCATGAAGCAGCTGGCCACCGCGAGCCGCGACATCATGGTCAAGTCGTGGGACCAGGAACTGGAGAACATCCGCTTCGCGGTGACCGCGCTTCTGAGCCAGCGCCAGGTCGCGCTCGACGCCGCGGGCAACTACATCCGCACGCTGATCCTCGGACCCGAGACGGCAATGAAGCTGGCCACCGGGCTCTCGGGCCTGCGCACGGATCTCGCGCGCGCGCTGGTCCAGATGTACAGCGCCGAGACCGCGGCGCTCGAGCCGCGCGTGCGGCTGGCGATCGCCGATGCGGACCTGAAGATGCGCGGCGAGGAGGCGAACATCCGCGCGGCGATGGGCTCGGTCGACGCGAAGGTGCGCGCCACCATGGCGTCGGCCCAGATGTTCGGCACCCAAGCGGCGGCCGGCCTCAACGCGATCAACACCAGCGCCAGCATCAGCGGCAGCGACAGCACCTCGAACTGAGGTTGTGGCACATTTCGTGTCCATCTTGGTCGGGGGCACGTCATGTACTTTGAAGTCGAGGGGACCCGTCTTCGCATTCTGGCCACGCTGCATGCTTTTCCTGTCGGCAGCGTGGTGCCGCAGTTCGTGTCGGATGCAGCGCAGTGGGCTGATGCGGGCTGCATAGAGCACGACGTGCAAGCGTTTCAGGCATATCGAAAGCTCGCGCCAGGAGGTCGGCTGCAAGCGCTTTTGCCGCTCGACATCTGGAATGCGCTTTCTGCCGCATGGGACGGACCGCCGAAAATCCAAGAAGACCTTCAAAGCCTTCGCCCCTGGGCGGCCTTTTTGCAGGTGGGAATGTCGCGAGTGAAGCTGGCTCCCGGCGCGGAGGCTGCCATCGGTGCTCGCTTAGCTCAAAAGGGGCAGGCGTTTCGCTACATCGAGCAGGCGGCCGCGGTGGCCGCCGGTTTCGACGCAATCCCCGAGGACGAAGTGGCGGTTGCGATGAGGCTGGGGCTTCCACTCGTTGGTCGCGCCCAAGAACAGTTCGATGCGATGTTCGATAGCTGGGCCGCTCGAGATAGCGAAGCAGTGCAATCTCTCAATGACCAGTCGCCATTGTTTGGCCGACCCGCGATTCGCGAAGCCGTGCTCGTGTCCCGCAACAGGGCGTGGGTCGAGTCAGTGTTCCAGGCGGGAAATCCAGCGACCAATACCCTTCTGGCAGTAGGTGCGTCCCACTGCGTTGGTCCTGACAACTTCATCTCGCTCCTGCGCCAGCGAGGCCTGTCGATTCGAGAGCTTTGAGCTTGCCTCGCCCCCTATAGGGCTTGGCTGGCCGTGCGGCTGCCGCGAAGAATCGTGGACAGCGAACTTTCGAAGGGTAGCCCATGCACGGCTTTCAACCACGCGCAGTGCGCAAAACGCCCCAGGCCGCGCACGGTGCGCGGCAGCACAAGGCCGATGGCGGCCTGATCCGCGGGCCCGCCACGGGCACCTCGGACTCCATCGAGGACACGGTCCCGGCCGGCAGCTACATCATGCCGGCCGACTCGACCGAGCAGCTCGGCGAAGCGGCGCTCGGCAACATGGGCGCACGAGGCTTCAGCCCGCGCAGCGCGCGCGAGGGCGTTGACGTGCGATTGAGCAACGGCGAGTACCGTCTGCCGCCCGAGCAGGTGCATGCCGTCGGCGTGCAGGCGCTCGACGCGATGAAGGATGCGACGCACACGCCGGTGCCCGAGGGCTTCGGCTTCAACTCCGAGGGCGCGCTGTTCTTCGCCGACGGCGGGGCCGTGACCCGCAAGGGCAACGCCTACAGCGGCGGCAACGTGACCGGCCCGGTGAGCATCAACGGCGGCGCGCCGGGCGGCACGGTCAGCATGATCGACGGTCCGGCGCCAGCGGCGGCAGCAGCTCAGCCCGTGCCGACCCATGCGGTGCGGTTCGTGGGCGGATTCTCGGGGCGGCCCGCCGCCGAAGCGCCGGCCGCTGCTGGCAACGGCTTCGGCTTCCGACCGCGCGGCTATGCCAACGGTGGGCCCGTCGATGATGAGGCGCGCCGGCGCGCGAGCAGCTTCGGCGACGCCGCAGCAGCCGCGCGAGACTCGAGCGTCGTGCAACTCGGCGCGCCGCGGCCGGCGGCGGCCAGCACCGGCAGCAGCGACCTCGGCGCCAGCATCCCGGCCCCGCTGCCGATGCTCACGCCCTCGCTGCCGCCGAGCCCGCAGGCGCAACAGATGGCCGGCTTCGGTGCGCCGTCGGCGGCTGGTGCTGGTCGCGGCGCGGTCAATCCGCCGTCGGCACAACCTGCAGCCAGCGCTGTGGCATCGGCGAACGATGCCTCGATGCGCTACAGCGGCTACCCGCTGACCGACGAGCAGCAATCTCGAGTCGTCTCTCGCTTCGAGCAGGACCAGCGTGACCGCGCCGCCGGCGCCGAAGCTGCGCGCCAAGGCGTCGCGCCCGTCTTCGGCATCAGCGCGCCGGCTTCGGCGCCCGCGTCGGCCCCGGCCGCGGCGGCTGCTGCGCCCGTCGCGCCGCCTGCGCCCGTCGCCGCACCGGCGGCAGCGCCAGCAGCTGTCGCGGCGCCGGAGAGCACCACCACAGCACCTGGTGGATTCGGGCCGACGGCGGGTAGCCGCCCGGTGGCTGGCAGCCTTGACGATGCCAACGCGCAGGCCGCGAACCTGCGCGCGTTCAACGCTTCTGTGCCGGTCGGCGGTCTCTCCGTCATCAACAACCCCGGCCCGGCTGCGGCCCAGGCCATGTTCGACCAGGCGGATCTACGCACGGCGGGCGCGCGCGGCTCGTGGAGCCCGCGGCGCGGCTTCCAGTCCGACCAGGGCGCGATCGCCGCGGCCGCAGTCCCGGTGCAGAATCGCCAGCAAGCCGAACTCGAGGCGGGGCGGCAGGCAGCGGACACGCAGCGCGCCGGCCTCGGCTTCCAGAGCGCGGCCCAGCGCGAGACGGCCGCCGCGCGGCTGCAGGCCGAACGCATCGCGGCCGAGGACCGGCGCGCGTCGGACACCAACTCGATCCGGCGCGAGGAACTGGCCGGTGTCAACCGGCTGCGCGACACGCAGGTCGCAGCAGCGCAAGACGAGGCCGCGCTCCGTCGCATCGTGCTCGACCCGAAGACCTCGGTGTCGGAGCGGGCCCGCGCGCAGCAGGGCCTGCTGGCGATGCAGGGCAAGGTGGCAGGGGGCGAGTGGAAGCCCGTGGCGCTGCAGGGCAGCACCGATGCGTCGGGCAACAAGACCGAGGGCGTGCTGGCGGCGGTCAACTCTGCGACCGGGGAAGTGCGACGGCTGGATCAGGGGCAGGGCGCTGCGGGTCCCACCACCATCACCAACGATGCGGCAGGACGTCAGCGCCTAGCGTCCTTGCCGGCCGGTGCTGAGTTCGTCGGTCCTGACGGGAAGCGGTACCGCAAGGACTAGTTGAGGGGCTTCGCGCCCTTCTTCCACCATTCGTCGTCAGAACTCGGTCGGGGCGCCTGCGCGCCAGCGCTACCTTGCGGAGACGAAGCCTCGTTGGGGGCTGGAACCGCAAGCCGCCCGGCGCGCGCCTCTTGATAGTTCATCCAGTTTCCGACCACCAGCAGCAGCAGGAGCACCCATGCCAGCGCGATCGCGCCGCCAGGCCACGCTGCGCGCGCGCGGCGCGTGAGGAACAGGGCGAGCAGCCCGTAGATCACTGTCGTGGCGATGAGCACGGGGCCCCATGTCGCGAGCCACACCAGCACCTGATCGGTGCTGAAGTAGATCATCGGGTTGGCCAGGGCCGCGACCATGATGCCGACGGCGTGGCGCCCGAGGCGCAGTGCTGGTGATGGCGGCTCGGCGGTTGCTTGTTCCATTCCTCGCTCCGGGACTTCGGATGAAACGAAATGTAGCAGGACACGCACGTACCCCTGTGGGGTTCGGCGGTGCCGTCGTCCAGCGCCAGACTGGCCCCATGAACCCCGAACTCGAGCCCGAGCGCCTCGTGCACGTCGCCGAAGGCCACTTCATCACCGAGGGCGGCGGCTACGCCTTGCGCTTCTACGTCGGAGAGCCGCCGACACGGCTGGTTGCCGCGAGCCCTGCAGCAAAAGGAGGTGCGTGATGCATCACGCCTCCTGGCACCTGATGAGGATGCGTGTCGGCCGGAACCGCAGGTTCTCCATAGCGCATGCTGGCGTTCAGGCAGCCCGTTCCGAGATCGACTTCGGGTTGGTCGAGACGAAGGCGCGAGCCGCGCTGTCGGCCGCGCAATCGCTCAATGCGATGTGGTCCGCGGGCATGGCGGCAATCAACGCGGTGCCGTCGCACAGCAGCGCGGCCAACGCAATTTCTCGTGCTGCTGGCTTCGGAGGGCGCCGGGAGCCGCCTGAGCCCGAGCCGGTCAACCGAGACGACCCGAAGCGCCCAGTGCCAGGTTCAAGCGGCGCCGCGGCGTTCAGATTGACGTCCAAAGCTGACGCTGTTGCCCAGCTTGTCAGCCATCTGGGTCTTTCGGACCAACCGATGCCCATACAGTGTGAAACGTCTGCAGAACGTGCTCGCGAATCGGAGCCGCAGTTACCAGCGCGAGGCTTTCCTGATACTCGAAATGCAATGCAGCAGCCAACGCCTCCGGAGCCGGGTGAGTCTTGATGAGCGCCCGTATGGCTGAGCTCATGGCGAGCACCGTTCCGGCGATCTCGTCCGCTGCCTTTTGATCGTCCATTTCGTCCGCCCCTTGCGGGGTCCTGTTGTCGTGACCGGACTCTACCCCGCGAGGGGCGGACCCCTCTAGGGTTCGACTCCCCCCTCCCTCGTGCAGAGGATGGGGGGATGGAACAGAACTGGTGGCAGCAGGGCGCCAAGCCCGAGGAGTCGGCACCAGCCGGTGACGGCTGGTGGAAAGCTGGTGCGAAAGAGGTCGAGCCCGCGGCGCCGAAACGCACCGCGCTCGACGTTGCCAAGGACGTTGGCATCACCGCGCTGAAGGGCGCAGTGGGCTTGCCGCAGAGCGTGGTCGGTGTAGCCGACCTGTTCACCGGCGGCCGAGCCGGCAAGGCCGTCGAGGACGCTGGCGTGCGCTTCAAGGACACCCAGGACATCCTCGCGGACCAGTACTCCGATGCGCAGAAGGCCGCCAACCGCAAGGTGGCCGAGGCCGACGGCTTCGTGGGCACGGCCCAGGCGATGCTGGAGAACCCGAGCACGATCGCGACCAGCGTGGGCGAGTCGATCCCGCAGATGCTCGGCGGCGCCGGCGTGGCGCGGGGCGTGCTGGCCACGGGCGCGAAGATTGCGCCGGCCATCGCCGGTGCGATCGGCGAGGGCGTGCTGGGCGCTGGCTCGCAGGCCGAGCAGATCCGCCAGGAGACCACGGACGGGCTGCTGACCCCACAGCAGGCGGCGCTGGCCGCCGCGAGCGGCGTGACCACCACCGCGTTCGGTGCCGCCGGCGGCCGCGTCGCGCAGCGCCTCGGCATCGGCGACGCCGACACCATGCTGGCGCAGGGCTCGATCCGCGGCGCTGGCCATGCCTCGCAGCGCTCGCTGGCGCGCCAGGTGGGCGAGGGCGTGCTCTCCGAGGGCGTGCTCGAGGAGGTCCCGCAGTCGATGGCCGAGCAGGCGCTGCAGAACCTCGCGCTCGACAAGCCCGTAGGCGAGGGCGTCGGTGCGGCCGCCGCGCAGGGCCTGCTGGCCGGCGGTGCGATGGGCGGCGGCGCGGCGCTGGTGCACGGCGCGGGCGCGCGCGGCGAGTCCGCCGCGGCCCCTGCCGCCGAGCCGCTGCAGCTCGGTTACCAGCCCGACACGCTCGTCGCGTTCCCCGATGGAACCGTCGGCCGGCAGGCAGAGGTCGACGCCTATCTCGCGCGCCTGCCGGAAGAACAGCGCGCCGCGGCGCGGACGCGCCTGATGGGCCTGGCGCCGCAACCATCGCCGCCGTCCACCGAGGCACCAGCTGGCGCGCCAGCTGTGCGCGCAGCACCGCTGCCGTCTCAGGCCATGGGCATCGACCCGGCTGCCGGCCCGCTCTCCACCGGCGCCGCGATCGCCGTGGATTCCGGTGCGCACGGCCAGCTGCTGCAGGACGCCCAGCGCCAAGCCGACGCTGCCGCGATGGCCGAGCAGGAGGAGGCCACGGCTGCCAACCGCGCGGCGCCGCCCGTGCTCGACTACTCCGACCTCGACGAGCGCGACCGTACGCTCTACGACGACTACTTCCACGCGCTCGACCGTGAGACCGAAGGGCACATGGCCGCCGCGCTCGAGGACGACGTGCCCGACTTCGGCGACCGCAACGTCACCGATGAACAATTCCTCCGCGCCCTTGGCGCGAACGACCAGGAGATTGCAGATGCCATTCAAGCTGCCCGCGGAGCCACGGGCCCGGAAGAAGGTGCTCGCGGCGCTGTTGCGCCTGCGGCAGATGTCGCCCAAGGCGCGCAACCGGCTGCTGCAGCAGCTCCGGCCGAGCAAGGACGAGCCGAGCCAGCGAAAGCCATAGCGGCGCCAGCTGCGCCGGCAGCAGCTGTCGACGCAGCGGCGGCGCCGACCAGCGTGCGAGACGGCATTGCCCGGGCGCGCGCGCGCCGCGCGGCGCCGCCCGCGCCAGCAGCACCCGCACCGGCACCGGCACCGGCACCGGCACCGGCACCGGCACCGGCACCGGCCGTGCCCTCGGCGCGCCGCGAGAAGGCGCAGCGCCGAGTGGAAGAGGGCAAGGCGTGGTTCCTGTCCCAGGCCAAGGCCGATGCCTTCGTCAGCGAGAACGGCCTGGCCGACACGCACGAGGTGGTGCCCGAGAACCGGCGCTACGTGGTGAAGGAGCGGAGCGCCACGAGCGCGGCGCCGGCCGCGCCGGCAGCGCATCCTCAAGCGCGTGAGCCGCTGCCGGCAGCGAAGCAGCTGGGCCGCGCGGCGGATGGCGAGTGGTCGACCTTCGCGGCGGACTCCGGGACGAAGGGTGTGCCGCGGTCGGAAATGCCGCAGATCCGCGCGGAGCACCGTGGCGCAATGGTCAACTTCATGAGCGCACGCGGCATTGCGCACACGGATGAGACGGTACCGGCCGCCAGCCTCAAGCCGACCCAGGCGGAGTTCAGTCCGGATCGCGTCCAATGGGCTGGCGAGTTCACGGGCGGCGATCGCGCGATTCTGGTGTCCAGCGACGGCCATGTGCTCGACGGCCACCACCAATGGCTCGCCGCACGCGAGCGGGGCGAAGACGTGCGCACGATCCGCCTGGATGCGCCGATCGACCTACTGCTCGAGGCCGCCCGTGAGTTCCCCAGCTCGACGTTGGACGATGCTTCGGCGCCCACGCCCACGCCCACGCCCACGCCCACGCCCACGTCCACGCCCACGCCCACGCCCACGCCCACGCCCACGCCCACGCCCACGCCCGAGCCCGAGCCCGAGCCCACGCCCACGCCCACGCCCACGCCCACGCCCGAGCCGACGGCTTTGCCGTCGGGCCGACCCGTTGAAGCGAAGGAGCCCGAGAAAAAGCGTCCGCCGCGCACGCCAGCGGCTGCGCCTGCCGAGAGCATCCAGGATGCCGGCGAGAAGATCGGCGGCGCCCGAAAGGATCGTTGGAAGGAGCGCGGCCTCAACGTGTCCGACCTCAACGAGATGAGCGAGGCCGAAGGCGCCGAGCTGGCCACGAAGGCGAACATCTGGAAGCCCGACTGGACGGCGTTGGTCAGCGGCGGCATGAACCCCGTGACCGCGGCATCGGCGAAAGTGATCTACGACCGCCTCGCCGCGCAGCCGAAGGACAACACGCCAGCGGGCCGCCGCCGCTACGTGCGCATGATGCAGGCGGTGCGCGCGGTGTACAGCGAGCTCACCCCGGAAAACATTGCCGGCGCGAAGGAGCGCCTGCTGTACGACCATCTGCGATGGACCGAGGGCCGTAGCGACCTCGCGCGGCGCAATGCAGCGGGCATCGAGGATCTCGGCGCGCATCAGCGCGAGGCCCGCGCCACGCTGTTCTCCGTGTACAAGGGACGCAGCGACCCGTTCGTGCTCGACCACTCGGACTTGATGCGCGTTCGCAAGATGGTGGCCGACGGCTTCCCTGCCAAAGGCGAGCCGTGGGCCAGGCGCTTCGGCGTCAGGGAAGCGAGTGGCAAATCGCTCACGCCGCGCGGCCGCGAGCTGACGCTCGAGCAGTCGGCGGAGATGGGCACGCCACTGACGGCCGAGCAGATCGCGGGCTCCTACTTCGAGGTCCGTCGACAGATCGGTGGCCGAGTGCTTGCCTACGCGATGACGCGAGAGGACGCCGAGGCGGCGGCGCGGCGCCTCTACGAGGCCGAGCTGGCCAGCACGACCCGTGGGCAAGAGCCGGAGCGCCCGCATCTCGACGTCCTGCAGCGCGCGGGCCTGCCGCAGCGCCTGGACCGAGACGCGACGCCGGACGACTTCATCCGCGACTTCGGCTTCCGCGGCATCGAGTTCGGCAACTGGAGCGCTCAGGACGAGCGTCAGCGCATCATCAACATGGCCTACGACGGCCTGAGCGATCTTGCGCAGGTCATGGGCGTGCCGCCATCGGCGATGAGCCTGAACGGCACCATGGGCCTGGCCTTCGGGGCGCGCGGCGGCGGTCGGTTCGCCGCGCACTACGAGCCCGGGCGCCTGGTCATCAACATGACCAAGATCCGCGGCGGCGGCAGTCTCGCGCACGAGTGGGCTCACGCGCTCGACCACTACTTCGGAGAGCTCGAGCAGGCAGATGCCTATCAGGGGCGTGCCCGCGGCGCCAGCGGCTGGTACACGCAAGGCAGCTACGACGGCGATCCTCAGCGAACCGGCCGTCGTGGTCGGCTCGAGAACCTGCGGCCCGAGCTGGCCAGCGCGTTCGACCGGGTCATGAGCACCATCTACCGGGAGCAGGTCGACCGTGCGGCGCTGGTGCGCGACGCCGAGCTCACGCTGGAGCGCGCGCAGGCGCGACTGGCCGGTACCGCCGACGAAGACCTGAAGCGGATCTACAGCACCGGCGTCGATTCGGCCCGCCAGAACCTGGCCAAGGCGCTGGGCCTGCCGCCCGACGCAGTGCGCCAGGGGCGCAAGGAGAGCAGCTACTACGAGTCGTCGCTGGGCATCAAGGAGGGGAAGGAGAGCTACTGGACCCGACCGACCGAGATGTTCGCGCGCGCCTTCGAGTCGTGGGTGTTCGATCGCATCAAGGCGATGGGTGCCCGCTCCGACTACCTGGTGCACGGCGTCGAGTCCGGCGTGCAGTACCCGGCCGGCCTCGAGCGGGCTCGAATCAACCAGGCATTCGACCAACTCGCTACGACGATCGAGACGCGCGCCGGCGAGAACGGCAACACCGCGCTGTTCCGCCGCGGGGACGACGGTTTGGCGGGCATGTCGCCCGAGGCAGCGAACGCCATGCGTGCGCTCAGCCGCCCGACCTACTCGCCGCAGGCACGGGCGCAGGCCGTGGCCACCGTGCGGAAGACGGTCGATGCGATCCGCAGCGCCTGGGGCAACGCGCCGGACATCGTGGTGGCCTTCGACATGAACGATGCGGCCGTGCCGGAGGCCGCGCGCCGCGCGGATCTGCGCCAGCGCAGCGGTGGCGCGCGCGGCGCGCCGGAGGGCTTCTACTACCGCGGCAAGGCCTACCTGATGGCTTCGCGCCTGGGCACCGCCGAGGACGCGGCGCGCGTGCTCTACCACGAGGTGCTGGGCCACCACGGCCTGCGGGGCACCTTCGGCAAGCAGCTGGACGGCGTGCTCAACCAGATCGCGACGATGCGCCGCACGGAGGTCGACGCGAAGGTGCGCGAGTACGGCCTACGCGGCGTGAACAAGCTGGACCGCCGCGCGGCCGCCGAAGAGGTGCTGGCCGAAATGGCGCAGAACACGCCCGAGCTGCACTTCGTGCGGCGCGCGGTGGCCGCCATCCGCACCTGGTTGCGCGAGAACGTGGCCGGCTTCCGTGGCCTGCGCCTCACCGACGACGAGATCATCCGGAACTTCATCCTGCCGGCGCGCGCATTCGTGGAGCGCAGCGCCGGCGCCGCGGCGCCGCGCGCCGGCCTCGCGTTCAGCCGGGCCGAAGGGACCGACCCCGACGCCGAGAGCCGCGCGTTCCTGGAAGGCGCTCCAGTGGCGCAGATGACCGGGAAGGAGTTCGCGCCGGACGGCGTGCCCATCACCGAGAAGGTGACGGAGCACTACGCGACCACGGGCAACGCGCAGGTGGAGGTGCCCGGCATCGGCCTCGTGTCGCTCGACCGCCAGTCCGTGAAGAGCAGCCTGTTCCACGGCATTGGCCGGGACAAGGCAACGGCCTTCGCTGCGGTGCCGGACGTGCTCAAGAACGGCAAGATCATCCACGCCGAAGCGATGGAGGGCGCGCGCGACGCGGGCATGGTCTACCACGTCGCCGCGCCGGTGCGCATCAGCGATCGCGACATGGTGGAGGTGGTGCTGGTGAAGGCGGACTCGAATGCCAAGCGCATGTACGTCCACGAGGTGGTCCTGAGAGAGAAGCTCCAGCAGTCCGCCTTCGAGGCTGGTGCAGGTGCAGCCGGAGCTGGGGTGCAGTCCAGAGCGGATGCCGGAGCAATCCGTAGTGTCCTGGATCGCATCTACAGCGTCAACCCGGCGGAGGGCGAGCCCACGGGCACCGAACAGACTTCGACGCCCGCCTTCCGCGCGTGGTTCGGCGAAAGCAAGGTGGTGGACGCCCAGGGCGCGCCGCTGCAGGTGTTCCACGGCACCACGGCGGAGTTCACGGCCTTCAACGACGAGTTCCTCGGTGAGGGCGACGGCAACGCCGATTGGGGCAATGGCTTCTACTTCACGGACCAGAAGCAGGCCGCCGCGGCCTACGCGGAAGGCGAGGGCGGTCGCGTGATGGACGTCTATCTTTCCCTCAAGAATCCCGCGCCGCTCGAGGTCGTCAACCAGGTCATGGAGCAGCCTGGCGCCGAGATGGACGACGACTACGTCCGGCAAGAACTCATCAGCCGAGGCTACGACGGGATCATCGTCAGCCACCAGGGCGGCGGGCGCGAGTTCATCGTGTTCCAGCCGGGGCAGATTAAGAGCGCCAGCGGCAATGCCGGCACCTTCGACGAGTCGAACCCCGACATCATGTTCAGCCGCTCGACCGTGGGCGAGTACGCGCGCACCGCGGCCGCCGAACTCAACAAGTCGTTCTCGGCGCCGGGCCGGCTCAGCTGGTGGCACAAGACCATCGGCACGATGTACAACCTGGCCGAGCGTTCGCCGGCGTTCAAGCCCGTCTTCGATGCTGCGCAGGGCTTCGTCGACGATGTGAGCCACTACGCCACCGACGCGGCCGAACTGGCGCCCAAGCTGCTGCCGAAGCTGGAGACTTGGCGCGACATCAAGAAGTCGCCTATCTCCGCCGCCGACAACGCAGCGGTGGCCAAGCCGGTTTTCGAGGGCACGTTGACCTGGGCGCGGGACGAGCAGGGCAAGCCGGTGCAGGTGCAGTCCCTGATCGATGCCGCGGCCGGACTCACATCCGAGCAGAAGGCCCAGCGCCTGCTGCGCAACGGCATGCTCGACGAGCGCATGCTCAAGGCTTGGCAGGGAATGCCGCTCGAGTCGTACGAGAAGGCCGTGGCGTCGCGCTACGAGTCGCGCATGCTGCAGCCGGGCGTGGTCTGGAGCGATGCGGAGCTGCGCAGCATGTTCCAGCTGACCGACGACCAGGTCGCGCTGTACCGGGAGTTCCGGGAAGCGACGAACCGCTCCCTCGACACCATGGCGCGCGCCGACATGCTGCGCTTTGCAGGCGACGACGCCAAGGGCCTGCGCACGATGGTGATGGACGCGCCGGACGCGCAGGCGGCGGCGGTGCTGATCCGCGATCACCTCGCGCAGCTCGCGGCCGACCAGCCCGACCGCTCCACGCTGCTGATGAACACCGCCAACGGCATCATGGACCGGGCCGACAAGGTGCGCGATCTGCAGGCCCGCGGCTACGCGCCGTTGTCGCGCTTCGGCCGCTACTCGGTCGACGTCGTCGATGCCAAGGGCGAGCGGCAGTACTTCGGCCTGTTCGAGACCGCGCGCGAGGCCAACACCATGGCCGCGCGCATGCGCGGCGAGTTCGGCGAGGGCGCAGTCAGCCAGGGCACGCTGTCCGAGGAGGCCTTCAAGATGTTCGCCGGCGTCACGCCCGAGACGCTCGAGCTGTTCGGCAATGCGCTGGGCCTCAGCTCGACCGGCGATCGCGCGCAGGACCAGGCCTTCCAGGAGTACCTGAAGCTCACGAAGACCAATCGCAGCGCTATGCGCCGCCTGATCCATCGCAAGGGCATCGCGGGCTTCAGCGAGGACGTGGGCCGCGTGCTGGCCAGCTTCATCTACAGCAATGCGCGGCAGACTGCCGCCGGCCTGAACATGGGCGACCTGGGCGAGGCCGTGAACGCGATCCCGAAGGAGCAGGGCGAGCTGAAAGACGTTGCCGTGCGCCTGGCCGAGTACGTGAAGAACCCGCAGGAGGAAGCGCAGGCGGTGCGCGGCCTGCTGTTCGCGCAGTACCTCGGCGGCTCGATCGCTTCTGCGTTCGTGAACATGACGCAGCCGGCCGCTGTGACGTTCCCCTGGCTCAGCCAGTTTGGCGGCGCGCGCAAGGCGGCCGCGGCGCTGGGCACTGCGGCGAAGAACATGGCCACGAAGGGCTTCGAGTTCGAGCCGGACTTGGCCAAGGCGCTCAAGACCGCCGAGGACGAGGGCGTCGTCGCGCCGCAGGAGGTGCACCAGCTCATGGCGCAGGCCCGCGGCTCGGGTTCGCTGCGCGCTGGCGACGGCACGCGGCTGGGCGAGGCCCGGGCCGCCGGCCAGAATGCGCTGGCGCGGCTGTCGCTCGCATGGGGCAAGGTCTTTGGCGCAGCCGAGCAGGTGAATCGCCGGATCACATTCATCGCCGCCTACCGCGTGGCGCGCGATCGCGGCGAGGCCGATCCCGCTGCATTCGCCAACCGCGCGGTGAAGGAAACCCAATTCGTCTACTCGAAGGCCTCGAAGATGCAATGGGGCCGCGGCGCCGTGGGCGGCACGCTCATGACGTTCAAGACCTACTCCATCGCCTACCTCGAGCTGCTGCACCGCATGTACACGCAGGGTGGGCCCGAGGGCAAGCGCGCCGCGCTGCTGGCGCTGGGCATGCTGATGCTGATGGGCGGCTCGGGTGGCCTGCCATTCGCCGAGGACGCCGAGGATGTGGCCGACGCGCTCGCGCAGCTGCTGGGCTACAACTTCTCGGCGAAGAAGGCGCGCCAGGAGGTGCTCGAAGCGATGCTGCCGAAGGGCATCGCCGACTTCCTTGACAAGGGCGTGAGCGGCCTGCCGGGCGCGCCGCTGGACGTGTCCGGCCGCTTGGGCATGGGCAACCTGATCCCGGGCACCGGGCTGCTGCAGCAGAAGACCAGCCACACGCGCGACGTGCTCGAGATCGCGGGCCCGGCCGGCGACTTCGCGAGCCGCATCTTCTCCGGCGCGCTGAACGTGGCGAAGGGCAACGTCGGCGCCGGCGCACTGGAGGTCGCGCCCACAGCCGTGCGCAACGCGGCGAAGGGCGTGGACATGGCCGCAACCGGCATGTATCGCGACGCGAAGGGCTACAAGGTGCTGGAGACCAACCACCTCGAGGCGGCGCTGAAGGCGATCGGCTTCCAGCCGCAGAGCGTGGCCACCATCCAGGAGGCGAACGCCCTCAATCAGCAGGCGAAGGCCTTCTACAACCTGCGCGGCCAGGAGATCCGAGCGCAGTGGGCGGCTGGCATCTTCGAGAAGGACGATGCGAAGGTGCGCGCCGCGCGCGAGGCGATCGCGGATTGGAACGCGAAGAATCCCGACCAACCCATGGTGATCCGCATCCCGAGCGTACTGGAGCGGGTGCGCAACATGCAAAGGTCGAAGGACCAGCGCATCGCTGACACGGCGCCGCGTGCGATGCGCGCGCGGATGCAAGAAGAACTTGCTCGCGCTCGGGCGGATGCGCACTAAGCGGAGTTTCGGCTAAGGGAGGCACCGTCGTGCTGCATGGTTGACTTTGGGGGCTAGAGCGTGCCCATGTTGAGCGTTTGCAAAAGCCCCTTCGCGACGGCTGTGTGACCGGCTACAGTCGGCCAGGAGCAGACACTAAGCTATGGCATCAGACCCCGAGTTCATTCGCTTTCTACCGGCGCTGGAGTCGCCGTACTCGTCGTACTCCGGTTCGATGCCAGCAAGCGAGATTCTTCTTGGTGCGCTGAACTGGCCGACCGACTACTGGCCCGCGCTTGCGGTCGGGTGGCTGGAGCAAGGCGCACCAATCGACTCCGTAATCGCGACGAGGCTTGAAGCCATCGGTCGCGGACGACAGTACGAGCAACGGACTCGGCATCGCAGCTTCGCACTGCACAAGCGGTGGACGAAGGCTCAAGGGTAGACGCGCCATTGCCCGGACGAATGTCTGCTTTCAGGCATCGGGGATGTCTGCTTTGGGCCCGAACCAGCCGGTCGGAGCTCTCCAAAGCAGTCGTTGCGGGCGCTACGTGCGCACTTGCCCGAAAACGTTCACCCATGAGAATCCGATTGCAGCTCAAATACCGATCACGTCGTACAGGCGAAGGATCCATGAGACTTGGTAGACCAGGCTGAGCACAGCAAAAGCGATATGAAAACGCGCATTGGCGGTGCGCGCCGCGAGAAGGCATAGCACCACATAAACGACGGTCCTTATCGGATATTCGTACCCCTGCGCGCTAAGGTGGTCTCGACCTTTGATCCAGGTGTCTGCGACATCGACGATATACGTCGTGGCCAGCAGTCCGAAGAACCATCGCCGACGAGACATGAAGTAGTCACGGTAGCCTGCGTATTCCGCTAGGTCGTCGGGGAAGAGAATTGTACAGAGGAGGTAGTAGAGAGCGGCATAACCGACGACAAAGACATAGGTCTCGAAGCGCCAGACCTGCAAGTGCGAGAGGGAAAACTCCCACCACCAGAAGTGCATCATCGATAGCAGCAGGGACAGCGCCCACACCAAGTGGACGCCGTACGCAGGCCTGCGCCCAGGATGCTGGACAAACCGGGCCACGCCGGATAGCAATCGTGCGATCCCCAGGCTCACCACCATGCTGAGCACCACACGAATGTGGGAGAAAACAGCAGGATCAACTGAAGGCTGGACGTCCATCAATGACGCCCGTAGCCCACCAATGCAACGCCACTGAAGGTTTTAATCACAGGAGTTTTCTGATGCTGTTGGACAATAGAGGTCTGCTTCTGGCCGCGCCCTGCCATTCAGACACAGCCGGAGGCAATGGGGCCTCCTTGTAGAGTCGAAGGAATTTGAACATCTTTGGCCATTCATCCCGAGGCTTGAAGACAATCGCTACCTCTTGATTCTCAAGCGCAGATTCAGTCAAAACCAGATGGTCGCCAACCTGTTTGGCGTTCTCAAACTCTTTGGCATTCGCCTTACAGACGGCCTTGAAAAAAGGGCCCGAAAGCCACTTCTGTGTTTCTGGCTCGTTCTGAAACTTGAGATAGCCTGCCAAGGATGCATGAGCCACGGCGACCATGGCGAAGCCTAGCGGGATGTCGTCTCGGACAAGGATGTACATCTTCATCTGTCTGTTCACGCCGCAAGCGGTGTGCTCCTCAGGTCGGGGTTCGAACTCTGTTGCAATCAGCCGCGACGCTCGATGACCGGTTCTGGCCGTTAGGCTAGTCGCATGTGAATGGTAGCGGCGAAGTCGCTCCCCCTCTAGGGTTCGACCGCGCGGCCGCGCGCCGAAATCATTGGGGGCATGAACGAAGACCCCACCACCATCAGCGCGCCCGCCGTGAAGGCCGGGGCCGCTATCGCTTCTGCCGCGGGGGCGCAGGTCGTGGAAAGCGCCACCAAGGCAACCTCGGCCTTCGCCGACCTGTTCGTGCTCAGCTGGCCGAACCTGGCCTCCGCGGCCGCCGCCATCTACACGCTCGCGCTGCTCGCGGAGTTCTGCTGGAAAAAGTTCTGGCGCCCTTTCTTCGAGCGGGTCGGGTGGATCAAGCCGAAGCCGCGCCTGGTGCTCACGCCGAGCGAGTGGGCTGCCCTGCGGCCGACGGAGACCGACTGATGGCCGCGCCCAGCCGTGTGCGCATCGCTGTGGCGGCCCTGACGTTGTCGGTGGCGGGCTTCGGCGCGTGGAAGGCGCAGGAGGGTGACGGCCCGGTCACGGTGCGCGGCGATGGCGTGGAGGTGCTGCACCCCTACATACCCACGCAGGGCGACGTGCCCACGATCGGGCACGGCTCCACCCGCTACGAGGACGGCACGCGCGTGACGCTGGCAGATCCACCGATCACGCGCCGGCGCGCCGAGGAACTCGCGCGCAACCTCAACCGACCCGAAGAGCGGCGGTTCGCCGCCTCGCTGCCCGGCGTGATGCTGACCCAGGAGGAGTTTGACCTCTACATGAACTTCGTGGGGCAGTTCGGCATGAGCAACTGGACCGGCTCAAGCATGCAGCGCGAGCTGCGCGCCGGTCGGCCGCGCGCCGCGTGCGACGCGCTCCTGCGCTATCGATTCCAGGCCAAGCGCGATTGCGCGCTGCCGCAGAACTGGGGCCCCAAAGGCTGCAAGGGCGTGTGGCTGCGCCAGCAGGAGCGCCACGCCGCCTGCCTCGCCGCGCAGTAGCCGCCGAAAGGACCAACCATGACCATCCAACTCCTCGCCCCCGATTCCGACACCGCGCTATCGAGCGTGGTGAATGTCGACGACGGCAAGATCATCACCGTCTTCCTGACCTCCGCGAACGGCAGCGCCATCCCGGCCGGCGCCGAGCTGCGCATCCAGCTGCAGCGCGCCGGCGGAGCCTGGGCCGATGTTCGCGCATTGCGCGCGCCGCAAGATGTCTCGGTGGAGATCCGCGGGCCGGTGGCACTGCGCGTGCAGCGACGCGGCCCCGGCATCGCCATGCCGCCGCTGGGCGCCGAGTACAACATCTCGGCCGCCGTGGGAGCTGGTGGCGGCGGCGGTGGCGGCGCCGTGACCGTCGCTGACGGCGCCAGCGTGACGCTCGGCGCGCGCGCCGATGCACCGGCCGCGAGCGACACCGCCACCGCGAGCCTGATGGCGTTCATGAAGCGCCTGGTCGGCAAGATTCCGGGCTTCGGCGCGGCGGCCAGCGCAGCAGCGCTACCGGTGGTGCTGGCCAGCGACGACGCGCAGATCGGCACGAAGACCACCGCGGCGCCGGCGCTGCCGGCCGGCGGTGCCGGCCTAATCGGCTGGCTGTCGAACATCTGGGTTGCGATCACGTCACTGCTCAACGTCAACACGCTGCGCGCGCCGCTACTTGCCCGCCAGGTCCTGGTGACCGGCGTCGCGAACCCGCAGCAGCTCACGGCGAGCACGGCCCGTGTGTCGCTATTCGCGCGCGGTTGCGACGTGCGCTACGGTTTCGCCGCGGCGACCTTCAACGTCGCGAACACCGCAGCCAATACCGGCGCCGGCACCAACGCGCACTTCCTGGCCCAGGGCGCGCGCATTGAGGTGCCGGCCGGCGCATGGATCTCGGTCATCGCGGACTCACTCTCCGCGTCGCAGACCGGCCAGCTGGAAGTCACGGAGCTGGCGTAATGCGGCTGCGCGCTACCCAGCTCAGCAGCAACACGCACGGGCCGCTGCGGACCGTGGCGGCACTCGTCGCTGCCATGTTCGCTGCCACAACTGCGCCGGCGTTCGACTGGTCGGCCAGTGATCTATCGACGCAGTATCAGGATGGCGGTGCTACTGGCGGCACCCTGCCTGTCTACAACGTCGAACAACCCGTCGGCATCGTGCTTGACCGCTCGAAGGGCGGCGCACCGCGAGGTGCCGATCTCGTGCAGAACGGCAGCTTCACTTCGGGTCTTACCGGCTGGACCACGCCATCCACTGCGCCCGGGAGCGTGGTTGCAACGGGCGGCGTGGTCAAACTCGACACGGGGGCCACGGGTGGTATAGCTCGCTTGCGTCAAGCCGGATGGACTACTGTCCCTGGTGCCGTCTACGAATTGATCTTTCAGGTCAGCGATTGGGTTGGCAGCAGTGCGAACAATCTCATGCAGATGGGCAGCACGGCTGGAGGCGCCGATCTACTGTCCTTCAGCATCCCCGGAAACGGCACCTTCAGGTTGTTGTTCCGTGCTTCGTCTACGGCCTCGCATCTGTCGTTCTACGTGAACAACGACTCGGGCACGCAAAAGAGCTACACGCTTGACAACGTGTCCTGCAAGCAGATCACGGGCACAAATCTTTGGTCTGGCGCGACCAACGTTCTCAATGGCTGGGTTGACAACGGCGACGGCAGCTACACGATGTCTGGTGCCAATGGCCTGATGGGTTGGGGCAGCACGCCCAAGCTGATCCCCGGTCGTACCTATGAGGTCATCATGCGCGTGGTTTCGCGCACGGCGGGCTCTGTAGCAATGCCCTATGACGGCACGGGCAGTAACATCCTCTACAAGACGGCGCCTGATCTTTACCGTCGCATTCTGGTAGCACCCGCCAACGCTGCGCTCTACATCTACAGCAACGGCTTCATCGGCACCATCGACACGATCATCGTCGTGGAGATTCCAGGCAATCACCTGATCCAGCCTACGTCCACGTCGCGGCCGACGCTGAGTGCTCGGGTCAACTTGCTCACTTACAGCGAACAGATCAGCCATGCCAATTGGGCGAAGTCTGCCGGTGGTACGGGCACCGCAGCCGTTGTCACCGATAACTTTGGCGTAGCGCCGGATGGCACCACGACAGCCTCTCGTGTGCAGTTAGCTTTGAACGGTGGCACGACCTCGGGGGACATCAGCCGACTTCTCCAGTCGATTACAGGCATGCCCGTGGGCGGGACTTATTCGCAAGGGCTCTGGCTCAAGACGAATGATGGTTCCACGAAAGTTGTTCAATTCCGAGATGACAACTCCGCGACGGTGGGCAAACTCATCACCGTGACCGGCACGTGGCAATACTTCTCGCAAGACAGCACTGTGTCTGCGGGCAGCACGACAGTCAATGCCATCGGTCTCTGGCTTCGTGGCACGCAGAGCACGGCCGACAGTGCCGACCTGTTGATGTGGCACCCGCAGTTCAACTACGGTCCGCTGCAACGCTATCAACGCATCGGTGCAGCCACCGACTACGACACCGTGGGCTTCGCGAAAGGCTGGCGCTTCGACGGTACAGACGACAGCCTGTACAGCCCCGCAGCTATCGCGTGGGGCACGAACAAGGTGAACATCACCGCTGCGATCCGTAAGCAGAGCGACGCGGCGACGGCGATGGTGGCTGAGTTTGGCCCAATCAGCACCTCGGACGGCACCTTCTACCTCGCAGCGCCTCTGAACGCGGGAGTCGCGAACGTCGGTACAGGTTCTCGTGGCACCTCGGCTGCATTCGTTGCGGTCTTCGCTATCCCTGCGCCTGCGGGCCTCATCCTCAGCATGACGGGGGATATCGCTGCGCCATCCAGTGCGCTTCGGGTCAATGGCGTGCCGTCAAACGCCTCCAGCACGACGCAAGGTGTTGGCTCGTACGGCAACTACGTGATGAACGTCGGGCGTCGAAACAACTCGAGCAACCCGTTCAACGGGGTGATTCACAGCCTGCGCGGCATCGGTCGCGTGCAGTCGCCTGACGAACTCGGCTGGCTCGAAGCCCAAGCCAAGCTCGACATGAGCAACAACCTCTGAGGCGGCCATGGACGAAGAGCAAGGCATCACCTGGGTTCAGCGCTGCATGATCATCGAGGCCGCCATGGCGCCGATCGCGCGCGCCTTCGCCGCCGAGTTCGGAGAGGGCGGCACCGGCATGTGGACCGTGCCGCTGGCCCCGCCAGGCGCGACGGAGCCCACGCACTTCATCAGCAGCGGCGCGATCGACAAGAAGGTCGCCGACGCCCTCGGCTCGCCGGAGGCGCTGCAGGCCGGCGCCGCTGCCTTCGATGTCGAGATCCCGCTCGAGCTGTGCGCTCAGCTGCTGGCCGCAGGGCACATCACCGACATCAGCGAATCGCTCGATGCTCGGCCATGCATCGAGGCCCTGGGCCTGGTGCTGCTCGACCTCGAGGTGCCCATCCAGCAGGAGGCCGGAAAGAGCTTCAAGGACTTGCTGCAGGGCATGGCCGCCGCCTCGGCGCTGGGAGGTAGCAATGCCTGACCTGCGCAACTACCTGCTGCTCGCACTGGCGGCGCTGGCCGGCGTGCTGGGCCTGTCGACCTGGCTCTACCGCGGGCAGGCCAAGACGGCGGGCCTGGCGCTTCAGGTCCAGAACGCGGCGGTGGTCGCGACGAACACCGCAGCGGCCCGGCTGCTCGTGCAGCGCACGAAGGAACGAGACGCGGCCCAGGCCGAGCTGAACAGGCGCCACGAGGCGCAGGAGAAGACCGATGAGAAAGCTGTCACCCAAATCGCTGCTGACGATCGCCGCCAACGCAGCGCTCCTGTCGTTGTCCGCGTGCGCGACTGCGCCCGCGATGCCGGGAGCGGTGGTGGAGGCGCCCCAAGTGCAGCTGCCCCCAGTCCCGACGCTGGTGCAGCAGACGCCGGCACGTCCAGTGGGGTTCTATCGGAAGCTGGTGCTGGACGCCTTGCAGACGCCCTGACGGCGATTGAGACGATGAGCGGCGCCTATGCCTCATGCAGGGCAGACACCTACTCTTTGCGAGGACTGCCGGCGCCAGAATAGACCCCGACCACCCCCTTGATCCCCCGCTCTGGCTTCGGCCGGGCGGGGGATTTTGTCGTTTCAGGCGCCGCGCAGCGAATTTTCCTGACACGCCGACTGCGGCAGCGTCGCCTACCGTCGCAGCATGCTCGACTTCCAAGCGCTCTTCCCGATGCTGCTCACCGAGCGGCCGGTCGACATGACCGAGCCAGGCTGGATCTGCGAGATCAAGTTCGACGGCTACCGGCTGATGGCCGAGGTTGACCTCGATGTGCAGCTGCGCACCCGCGGCGGGGCGAATGCGACCGCCTGGTTCCCCGAAGTGGCAGCCGGCCTTTCCGCGCTCAAGGATGGCCCGTACGTCTTCGACGGCGAGGTTTGCGTGCTGGACGAACAGGGACACAGCGACTTCGACCAGCTGCAAGACCGTGCCAGACGACGCAAGTGGTTCCAGGGCGCCCCGCCGGTCGTTTACTGTGTCTTCGACCTCTTGGTGGACCGCGGCGTGGACATCACGCGCCAGCCTCTTAAGAAGCGCAAGGCGGCGCTGGCCAAGGTCCTAACAAAAGATTTGCCGAACGTGCTGCTAGTCGGCCACTTCGACGGCGAGGACGGGCTGACGGTGTTCGAGAAGGCTGTGATTCCGCTCAACCTCGAGGGGTTGGTCGCGAAGCGCGTTCTGAGCACCTATCAGCCTGGGTCTCGGTCACCTGACTGGGTGAAGGTAAAGCGTAAGGGCGCGATCCCGGCCGAGAGGTTCAAGCGGAGCTAGGAGTCTTGCGCGCCCGAGGTTCTGTCGCTCGAACCCCTAGGTGGGGCTAAGCCGCCTTGTGCCCTGTTTTTCGCAACGCAGCTTTGCCTAACGGGGTAATCCCGCGTATGACGCCGGGGAGCTCAGTCCCGTCTCTTTGGGTCGGAAGGTCGGCGTCGATGAGTTCAGCGGCAGCGAGAACGGCCGCGTTACGTAGGTCCGAGGGCCCGGATATCTCAAGCGGAAAGGCCGCGTCCTCGATCCGCCTCAGAAAGTCCATGGGCATGGCGCGCACCCGGCAGCAAAACAACCAGTTTAACGTTGGTCTCCTACACGTCTAGTCGTAAATACCTTCCGTGATTGAGACGGGATGCCCCAAGCTGGGAGGTATGCCAGTCAACAACTCCTCAGATGCAACCAATTGGGTGACAGAGGTGTGGCCAGTCTTGCTCGCCGGTGGACTTTGGGGCGGTCGCGCGGAGGTTAAAAGGGGAGGGATCCTTGTGACTGTACTTGGCGCTTACATGTACACGAGTGAGGATGAAGTACGGCAGCGGCTTGCACTGCTCGCTGAGTCAGCCATACGGGCCTGGGCTCCCCGAGTTTAGGAAGGGCGCTGATCCGTCGGGCACCTCGTCGCCGTAGCGGGCGGCCACGATCGCGCGGCCGACGGCGATGCGCGGCGTCGGGCCTTCCTTCCACGGCGCGCGACCGTCGGGAAACCTGCTCCCTGGCTTGCCCGTGACAATCGCGCACCACTGATAACCCTTGCCTGGCATCGGCGCGATGTGGATTGCCTCGCGCTCGAGCAGGCGATCGAATGCCGGCCAGTCGTTGGCGTAGTCGGTGCCGGCCGTCTCGCCCAGGGCCTTCGCAATCCATGCATTGAGCGCCGAGCTCGCAAGTTCGGCCGTCTTCATGCCTCGGGAGTGCCGAGCAGCGCGACCTCTTCGGGTGATCGTGCCTGGAGGACCGGGTAGAGGGCTTCTCCAACCTCGATCAGATGCTCGTGGATGGCTTGGCCGTCAGCCGCCTTGAGCCATGAGTCGGTGAAGCTGGAAACCCAGGCGAAACGATCGGTGGCTGCTGTCATCGGAAACTCCAAAATACTGTATGTGTGTACAGTATCAATCCGCCCGAGCTTGACCGTCAACGGGTATCCGAGCGCAGAATCTGGACCATGTGCACCCGTTACATTTCCCCTGAAGACCGCGAGATCGAAGCCTTCTGGGCGATCGATCGGAAGACCAACCGCCGCAAGGACTGGAAGGGCCTGCTGCAGGTGTTCCCGCTCTCGGAGGCCGCTTTCATCCGCCGCGCGCGGGACGTGACGGAGTACGAGCGCGAGATGGTCTTCGGGCAATGGGGAATGATCCCTCCGTGGTCGCCGACGAACATTCCGCAGGCGAAGCAGACCAAGGACGAGAAGGAAAAGGGCAAGCCTGGCAAGCGCCTGAGCACGGTCAACTCGCGCACCGACCGCATGGAGAAGTCCTTCACCTTCCGCAACGCTTGGAAGCGCGGCCAGCGCTGCATCATCCCGGCAAGCAGCTTCGATGAGCCCAACTGGGAGACCGGCAAGAACGTCTGGTGGCGCTTCAGCCGCGCCGACGCAAAGCCGTGGGGCGTGGCCGGGCTCTGGGATGTCTGGAAGGACCCTGAGACCGGTGAGGAGTGGGACAGCTACACGATGCTGACTATCAACGCGAACCTCCACCCGTTGATGTCGCGCATGCACAAGATCGAAATCGACCGGAGGACGGGCCAGGTGATTTTCGACAAGCGCTCGGTCGTCCCGCTCGAGGCGCACAACTTCGACCGGTGGCTGACTTGCACCGTAGACGAGGCGCGCCGGATGCTCGAGCTGCCGTCAGCTGACCTGATGGCGGCGAGGCCGGCTGGAGAAGGAGGAGCGCCGGAAGCCGAGGAAGAAGCTGCCGAGGCTTGA